CACTGGTTCTACCGGAGCAACAGGATCAACTGGATCTACTGGTGCCACCGGATCAACGGGAGCTACTGGATTTGGAGTAACTGGAAGCACTGGAGACACTGGTTCCACTGGAGCAACAGGATCAACTGGTCACACTGGACCAACCGGTGCTACGGGTTATGGACACACTGGATCAACCGGTGCTACTGGATCTACTGGAGCAACTGGATCTACTGGTGCTACTGGAGCGACTGGACCACCCAATAACTTAATTGTTAATAGTTATACAACTGGAAATACAGCTTATTATCCATTAATGGTTGTCAATAAAGAATCATCGGGTGGTCAAACAGCATATAATGGATTATTATCATTTAATCCATCTACTAATACATTAGGATCAACTGGAAGTGATTTTACGATAAGTCAAGGTAGCTCTGCATATGTCTTAAATTTATCAGGAGCAACTGCAGTAAATATAAATTCTGGAGGAGGAGGTTTATCAGTTAATAGTCAATTAAAATTGCCAACAACTCCTGTCGCAGCTAATCCAACAAATCCTACATTAACAATTGACTGTTCATTATTTTCTACTGGATTTTTTAATGCTACAATCGGAGGCGATGTTACTGGATTAACGGTTAATAATGCAGTTATAGGTGGCCAATATATTGTTTATATTACTCGAAGTGCTGGTATTAGTTCTTATACAATAAACAATTTATCAGGCACAAGTATAAAAACAAACTATTCTGCTTTTACTTTAGATTCAGTCGCTGATAAAGCTATTATGACAATAACATATGATGGATCTACTAATTATGTATCTTGTTCGAAATTTACTTAAACAAATTTTGTGAAGGTAAAATTTTATATTAATAAATATTACCAATTTATAATATAAAATGTTTAGTGGATTATTTGCAAGTAATAATAGAATAGGCGTTCAAAAAATAGTTATAAGTGGATTAGCTACATATACTGACAACCCTAATACGCCAAATCTTACTGGAATTCCGTCTACTCCTGCTCCAACAACTAGTAACACATTTTCAAACGCAGGTACCTATACATCTTCTAATATGACAGTTGTTCCAGGACCAGGATATACTTTAGGAACTGTTACCGGAAGTTATGTTGTTAATAAAGCGGTTCTTACAATTGCTTCTTCTAATGCCAGTATGACTTATAGAGGTTCTTTACCAACTTTTGGTTACAGTCCATCTGGATTTTTGGGCACTGATACTACCTCTGTAATAACAGGAACAGTTACACATAGTACAACAGGTAGTTCAACAGCAAATGCTGGGTCTTATACAATTACTCCTAATGTATCAGGTCTTTCTTCCGCAAATTATACTTTCTCTGCATCTAATGGAACATTAACTATTAATAAAGCTGTCATTACAATTAGTGCTTCTAATGCTAGTATGACGTACGGTAGTTCTTTACCAACTTTTTTATCTACATCATCTGGATTTTTAGGTGGAGATACAGCATCTGTGATAACTGGATCAGTAACACATAACACAACAGGTAGTTCAACAGCAAATGCTGGATCTTATACAATTACTCCTAATGTATCAAGCCTTTCATCAATTAATTATAGTTTTTCTGCGTCTAATGGCACATTAACCATTAATAAGGCTACATTAACAGCATCAACCACAACAGGTAGCGCAACTTATAATGGTTCTTCACAAGCAGTTACAGTTCTTAGCGGAATAAATGGAACACATTCGGGTTCCACAACTACATCAGGCATAGATGCTGGAATATATCCAATCACAATTACTGGAACAGAAAATTATACTGGTTCGGTAACAGGAACATTAACAATTAGTCCTGCAACAATAACTTTGCAAGGAACAGGTGAATCCAAAACTTATAATGGAACAACGCAATCTGTAGGTTATACAGTCGGCGGGACCGCACAGAACAATCATAGCTATACAATTTCAGGAACGAGTGCTAAAGATGCCGGAACATACACGGCAACAATAACAAGCACAACTTCTAATTATATTGTTTCTCCGACTATTAATAGTTTTACTTGGACAATTTATCAAGCAGCAGCATCATCGTCTCCTGCATCTGGGACAACTATTTATCAAGTTTATGATGGTAGCACAAAATCTGAACCAGTTTTTAGTGGCCTAAGTGGTTTGTCGTATAGTGGAAACCACATTGCTTCTGGAGTAAATGCTGGAACATATCCAACCACAATAACACTTGGAGGAAATTATTCGGGATCTATAACTGGTTATTTGGTTATTAGTCAAGCATTCGGTGATATTAGTTTGTATTTTGGCGGTTATGTTGCAGCAGGAGATACAAATACTAAGGTATTTGATAGTTATTTACAGCGCGCAAATGCCAGTTATACTTGGTCTGCTAGTGTTTCTGGCCCGGGTGCTGGAGATGCGTATCTACAACCTGGTTTTGGTGTTCAGAGCTTAAGTTATGCTACTGCAGGGTTTGTAGTAACAATAACTGCGACTATTAGTGATCCAAACTATACTGCTAGCAGCTCAACAACAAGTATAACATTTGAGGCTTATGTGCCACCACCCAGTGGAGAAGGAGGGATATCCGAGTAATAGACATTCTTTAGAAACCAAATGACATATATAATATAAATATTACATATGTAAAATATTTTGTATTAAAAATAAAATATTTTATTAATTTAAAATGCAGAAATTACAATTAAATATGTTTCTCACAACTTTTTCAAAAGATTATTGGGGTTATGTAACTGTTTTTGAGACAAATAATACCAATATCATAGAGAGTCAAAACTGGGACTTAAAGTCGGTTGGCGACAATAAAAGTTCTTTAACAGCTGATTTATCAGGAAATAGTATTGTATTTAGTCCATTAATTGTCGACGATTCAAATGATTATTGGTTTATTAAAGATGAAAGTGATAACTATGTTCCACAAAAACAAGTTATAACTACTTTGTATCAAGAAATGAAAAAAGATTTTAATAATAATTTTTCTTTTGCAGGGAATTTTAAAAGTAATACTTTAAAAACAAAGTATGAAATTCCATACACAATATCGGCATTTATAGCGGCTTACTATAAGGAATCTGGTTATCCGGGAAAATTAAATTTAATTCACGAAGTGCATTCTGAAGTTAATGCTTTAGGAAATTTTGATATTCAAATAGATCTTTCAGAATTTACAGATATAACTCATTTACAGTGGGGATTTAAAATGTCTGGATATCCGGTATATCCATCAGAATCAGGAAACCAAGGCTCCGTAATAATTACGGATGCTATTTAATTTTATTATAAATTATTCAAATATAATAGACTTGGATCGTCGTCCATCCAGTTATGCTCTATAGAATCATAAATATAATGATTTATATAATAATTTACAATGTCACTTTGACCATTCAGTTGAACACATACGGGTTTATCAAAACAATACCAGTTTTTCTTTCGTAACAAAGGAATATAAGATATATCACAAGAAAATCGTGCCGTTTTCTGATGCCATTCTAAACCTAAGTCAGAATTTTCTGGTGAAAGTAGGATCAAATTTTTTTCCCAGCATTCAATTATTTCATCGTAACATTTTTTATTTATTATGTAACACGAACAATAATGACAATATGATAGTTTTTTTAAATAATCAAAATCTTTAACGTCCTCTGATATTCTATAACGATAAGATAAATGAAATACATCAAATACAAGTTCGTTATCAAATATAAATTTAAGTTTTTCATCAAGCATTTCGGGCGATATATTAAAGGCTATGTCATCTTCCATAATAATAACATTTTCTAAATTGTTATTTTTAGCATTTTTAAGAACACTTAAATGAGATTTTGCACACCCAAAAGCACCATAATTGTCTTTAATAGCTGAAAATCTTTCAAATTCTAAATCGTATTTTTTCATATGTTTTTCGAACGCATATTTTCTGTCTGTTCTTTCATCAAGATTTATGTAAAATATCTTATAGTTTTTTTTATGTGTCATTTTATAATTTTGAATATGAATAATTTCTGTTAAAGATTTATTTGCAAAATCATTAAATTTATTTATCATTTCATTTCTTTCATTTTCTATTAATTGAGGAGAGATCTCCGTTAAAATAATGTCATCGCTAGTTGTTTTGTCAAACTCAATTACATTTTTAAATTTATAATATTGATTAGTTTGTTTACTTATAATTAGCGGTATGCTTAAAGAAAAAGCTAGTGGAATTGCCCCAGACATTTTTGCCTTTTCATATTTATAATAGTAATCTTCGGGAGCCAAAGGTCCTACATTTTTACCACTAATGTGTTTATTTATATCACACATCCTATCAATTTCATGACTCGAATTATTGTAACAATTTACATCAGTCATTATAAAACTACATTTATTTAATAATTCAAACATATATTCCGTTGGAACATTTTCATGGGTATGAAGCTCAGTGTGTGATTTTAATCCATAAAGTTGTAAACTTGTAATATTTCTTGCGATAAAATGCAATCTAATTTTTTTATCCGTTTTTAATCGATTTATAAATGTTGTATTATAGTTATAGTAAACTAAATTGTTGTTAATATCATGTTCTACACACGCACCTATAATTGCAATATTTATAAAATTATCGTCTACCATTTTTACACCTTTTTTTTCTAAATTAAAACAAGGTAAGAACCATTCATTATCAGAATTTAATTCAAATGGTCTTACATTTATTGTTTTTCCAGTGTCAGGTTCTTCTACTTTATATAAGTAATTTATCTGATGTGTTACGCAAATAGTATTTTTTTTTAAATAATCAGTATTAAAATACTCAAAATATAATTTATCGGTATTAGAGGTTAAGAAAACAAGGTCAAACAAATATTTTTCTTGCTGAAAGAATTTATAATGTTTTGTCTCAACGTCAAATGATGAAAAGAGAGTTTCATAGTAATCCAACCAACCATTATTATTTACATTATCTGTAAAAATTGTTAATTTGTAGTTATTTACATAACAAAATTCAATTATATATCCAAACATCTCATAATGATAATTTAATGAACTAAATATTGCTATATGTTTTTTTAATTGACAAAGTTCCATTTATATTTTATTATTTATTATTTATTATTTATTATTTAGTTTTTTACAATACATTATATTATTTATTTAATTGATATAATATGTCTTATACAAATACTTTTGAAAGTATATAATTAAATAATGTCATATTCAAATTATTTAGGAGCCAAAAGATGGTATATTACTCTAGTTCCAGATATGAGAGGCATTGTGATTTAGAGTAGCACAATGTTTACAAGACTAAATAATAAAGTGTATGGATTACTTACAACTTTTTCTAAGGGTATATATAATAATGGCATTTACTAGATTTCACGATGATGAAGCAAGAATTGTAAAACAACTTCAACAACAAACTGATCAGGAGCGCTGGTATTTAGATGTTCCCGGTAATGGCGACAAACCTTGCTTTATGCTTGATCCCCAAATTGTCCCACAAAAATGGGGAGGCAATTTATGGACACATTCAATTGACATTCAAAGTTCACTTTTAGGAATAGATAGACAATTAAACAGGGATTGTTTAGAACAAGAAAAATACAAAAGACAAACAGTATATGCTTCTCCAATAGATTATCCTTCTTGTGATACTTTAACAACAGAACAAAGTAGAGCAATAATGCCAGCGTGGACTGCGAGAGATTTACAACAAAATCACGCATATATTCTTCCAAAGAATCCTCAAGCAAATACAGAAATGCCTTTTCAAAATTATACTAACACAAGAATTTTAGAAAAAGACAGTTTTAAAAGAGAATTCGAATGTGTTCCTCAAAATAATCAATTTTATACAGTTCCAACAGATGTATATAATGCTCAATACAAAGCACAAAATAATATTGGTGGTCAAATTACTTGTAAGAGTGATTGTTCCAAGGTAATGTCAAAAAAGTAACAACAGAAATCTAATAAAAAGGTTATCAATAGAATATGAAAATTTAGAAATATTATTAAACACTTTAAATAATTAATAATATTTTTTGAGTATACTTTTCTTAAAGTATATGTATATATATAATATGGAATTAGCTATCCCATTAGTTGCATTAGGAGGAATGTATGTTATCTCAAATCAAACCCCAAATAAAAAATCTAATACTAACAAGAAACAAAAACCAGAAGGGTTTAACAATATGGGTATTAGAACCAACTTACAGGCTTCAAATATTCAATCACAATTTAATAATTATTTACCTAACACAAATGTCCCTCCACAAAATTATCCTATTATGAATAATAAGGAGCTAGTTGACAATGTTCAAGAGTATCCTAATCCAAATGTGGCTACAGACAAGTATTTCAATCAAAATGTATATGAACAAAAAGAGAGAGCCGGTCTTCCTGTTAGCAATAATATTCAACAGTTTTTTTCATTAACGGGAGACTATTTGTCATCAAAAGAATTTATGCATAATAATATGGTTCCTTTTAACGGAGGAAAGATAAAGGGACAAATATATAACAATAACAATGCTGAGACAATTTTAGACAATTATGTAGGAAGTGGATCTCAAGTAATTAAGAAAATTGAGCAAGCGCCGCTTTTCAAACCCCAAGACAATGTTCAATGGACATATGGTATGCCTGATATGAGTGATTTCTACCAATCACGTCAAAACCCGGTTAACCGAAATAATATGGTTAAGCCATTTGAATCTATTCGTGTTGGACCTGGTTTAGACAAAGGATATACAGCTGACGGTAGTCACGGTTTCAATGCTGGTATGGAAGCACGTGATAAATGGTTACCAAAAACAGTTGATGAACTTCGTGTTGCTACAAATCCAAAACAAGAATATGATTTGGATGGATTACAAGGACCAGCAATGGCTGCTATAAAGAATGTAGGGTTAGAAGGAAAGGTCGAAAAATATAGACCAGATACATTTTTTATCAATAGTCAAGATCGTTGGTTAACAACAACTGGTGCAGAGAAAGCAGGACGTGTAGTAGCAGAAGAAATACAAAAAACATCTAACAGAAATGAAACCACTACTTTTCAACATGGAACCCCAAATGCTATATTAAAGACTGCTAGTTATGTTCCGACTAAACACGAACAAACAAAGAGAGTCCAATTAGATGGATTTGATGTTGGACATTCTGTTGCAACTGGATCAGCGCCATTACAACATAAGGCAGCAGAAAATTGTCATAATAGTCATACAAATTATACAAATAATCGTGCAATTAATCAACAACCACAGATATTTGGATCCGGATTTTCTAGTGCTATTGGTGCAGCCATTGCTCCAATTATGGATATATTAAAACCATCAAGAAAGGAAGAGTATAGTTGTAATATGAGAATTTATGGAAATAGTGCTGGTGAGGTTCCAGGAAATTATGTTATGACTCCAGGTGATATTCCTAACCCAACAATTAAAGAAACAACATTATATCAACCAAATGGATATATTAATAGTCAAAAAGATAATGCTGGTTATTTAAATAATGAACAACAGCCTATTGCAAATCAACGTGATACTGTAAATCACGAACAATTTATGGGAATGTCGTCAAACCACGGTAATAGACAATATGATTCTGTTTATAGACAAACGAACAATACTACAAAGGAAAGAACAGTTGTTGCACGCACTAATCAAGGTAATGCAAAGAATTTTAATTCACAAATAAACGTAACACTTTCAAAGTTGGATGCGGATCGTGAAAACAATAGATTATGGGCTCCACAGGCCACAATTCATAATGGTCCATCAGTTCAAACCTACGGAAAAGCGAGTATGCCACAATATTACAATGAATGCCAAGGTTGTGATCGTATTGCACCAGATTTATTGAACGCATTTAAGGAAAATCCCTATACACATAGTTTATACAGTGCAGTTTAAAAGTTTAAACGAAAAATGAAACGAAAAAATTAAATAATAATTAAACATGTTTAAAGATTTCATAATATTATTATTAATAATATGAAAAGTATAAAAAATGCCTATCCAACCTGTGCCATCACATTTAAAAATTGGTATAAATCAAATATTAAATATGAAGAAATATATAAAAAAATTGGATCTCCAAAACCATTTGATGTAACATTAAGAGATGGTCTACAATCTTTATCAAAAGAAGAGCAACTTAATTTTACAACAAATGAGAAGTTAAAAATGTATTATAATCTCATAAGCTTACATAGTCTAAAAAATATAGAGATAGGATCAATGGTATCAAAAAGCATATTACCAGTTTTTCAAGATACAATTTTATTTTCAAATTTAATTAGAAAAACTGATTTTAATTATGAAAATAATCCAAATAACTATATTCTTATTCCAAATAGAGAAAATTTGAAAAAGGTGATAAATAATACAGATATTCATAATTTTTCATTTATAACATCAGTATCAAATAGTTTTCAATTAAAAAATACAAAAATGACTTTAAAAGATTCAGATGATGACATAAATGGAATGTTAAGTGATTTATACGAAAAGACTGATAGGAAAAAAACTCCAGTAACAAAACTATATGTTTCTTGTGTAACAGAATGTCCTCTACAGGGTAAAATAGATAATGACTATATAGTACATAGGATATTAAATTTAAACAAAATGAATGTAAATAATATTTGTATTTCGGATACGTGTGGGACACTAGAAGTGGATGATTTTGAGTATATTGCAGAAACGTGTATATTTTTCGGGTTACCATCAACAAAATTATCATTACATTTGCACGTTAAACCAGGCAGAGAAGATATTATCAAAAAAATAATATATAAAGCATTAAATTTAAAAATAAACAATTTTGATGTTTCTGCATTAGAAAGTGGTGGATGTTCGGTAACAATGGATAAAACTAAATTAAATCCGAATTTATCGTATGAACTATATTATAGAACACTTTGTAATTATATTGCGATGAAGGCAGAACAATAGATTAAATAACGAATAATCAATAATCAATAATTATTAAATACGTTATATTAAAATATAAAAACGCTTTATAAATATTAGTTAACGTTTTATAATGACATTAAATATTCATCAAAATATAAAAGACAAATTACAATACTTTCATACTATACGTAAAATTCCAAATATAATTTTTAATGGTCCAAGTGGATCAGGGAAAAGCACAATAGTTAATGATTTTATATCAATGATATATCATGGAAACAAAGAGAAAATAAAGGATTTTGTAATGTATGTAAATTGTGCACACGGTAAGGGTATTAAATTTATAAGAGAGGAATTAAAATTCTTTGCAAAAACACATATAAATTCTAACGGTGGAGATACATTTAAAAGTATAATATTGTTAAATGGGGACAAACTAACAATGGATGCACAATCAGCATTACGACGCTGTATAGAATTGTTCAGTCATAATACACGATTTTTCATAATAGTAGAGGATAAGTATAAATTATTAAGACCTATTTTATCGAGATTTTGTGAGATATATATATCTGAGCCGGAATACAAAGGGAAGCAAATAAATCTATACAAGTATAATTTGGAAGAGACGTTTAAGCTAACAGATATAAAAAATCAGCGCAGTGAATGGTTAAAAAAGGAATTACAAAAATCTATAACTCAAAAAATATCAGAAACAGATCTACAAACATTTGTAACAAAATTATATGAAAAAGCGTATAATGCACTAGATATAATCAAACTGATAGAGGATGGTTTAATATCTTTAAATTTAGAAAAAAGGTATGAACTATTAATAGCATTTAATAAAGTAAGAAAGGAATTTAGAAATGAAAAATTGTTATTGATGTTTGTATTAAATTTTGTGTTTATAGACAAAGAAACAAAACTAGAAAACATTTCATTTATGTAATAAATTGTTAAATTCAATGTATTACATAATTTACACTATATTTTTATCAATCACAACTTCTTTAGTGATATTTTTGATAATTTTATTATAATTGCGCTGTTGTTCTTCTTTAGAGGACCCAGACATAACTTCACAAAGCATTTTCATATATTTATCATTTTGTTTGGATTGTGGATCATTATATTTAGGATTAGCTTTTTGCCATTTAGGTATTTGTTTTATATTTTTATTAGCAACAATTTTAATGGCATTTGTTAGTTTATCTTTGCTATCAGATTCTTTAACCCATTGGTCGTCATCTTTTATATAAAGAATTTCTCGTTTTGAATCACTGCAATGTATTGGTCTTTTAGTATAATCAATACCATTAAGATTGTTGATAAATACTTGACTGATTCCTTCAGCATATCCGAGTTTCCCTGTTTCTTCAAGATCACTGATAGATAAGTTGATTTGATTAACAAAGTCAGTAAGGTTTAAAGCATCTTTACATGTTTCATTTAAAAAGACGTTAATGCTGAACTTGTTATTGCTATTAATAGTATTATTAACAGTTCCAACCTTATTGGAGGTTTGTGCTATTTCAAATAACTTGGTATTTTGTTCCAACAATGTCTTGTTTTGTTCTGATAGTTGAGATATAAGTTGTTTGTTTTGTTCCATAAGATAGTCCTTTACATTTTCATCCTTTTTTATCATATCTAAAAGTATTTGAGTTTTATCCTTTGTTAGACATTTTTTAGAGTGATTAAATAAACTTTGCCGATGTTTATATACCTTACCACAATTACAAGTAAAATCATTTTGTTTTTCTTTGAGTATTTTGTCAGGAATTTTGGCAGTATCGTTGTGTTTGCGTGTCAATATATGTCTGTTCCAGTCGCTACATTTAAAGCATTTAAAGTCACATTTTTCGCAAATAAAAATTTCGGCGTTTTTTGGCGTAAAAATGTCAGTCATTTGTCAGTATAATATACTTACATAAAAAACGCCTAAATTGTTTTCAAAAATATATATAAAAATTTGTCATCACAATTATTTTGATCAAAAATCGAAAATTAGAGCATTTTGGTCACAAGTCACTTTTGAAAGAAAAAGTTCAAGAACCTTTTGGGATTCTCAAAAATGGACATTTATAAATGTCCAAAATTGAAAACCTAAAATACTTTTTGAAAAAAATTTGTTATTGAAAATCCCGCCAAAATAATGATTATAAATATGAGACGATATATCATCACAAATTAATAAATCTAGAAAAATCACTATATTTTCAGTCTGCCGCGATCAATTAATTTAGCAAATTAGTTTAAATAGTGAAAATTTAACATCAAATATTTACATTATGGATGATTTTAATGTTAGTTCTTTACACGAATCAAAGAATGAATGGGGAGCCCGTTTATTAACAATTTTTACTCCTTTGATTATTGAAGGTTTCAAATCAATTTTTGACGAATCATACAAACTTTGCAAGGAAAATGGAGAAACAGATAAATATCTTATGACATTCCAAAATTTTATTACTAGAATTCCAAAATGGAATGCAACTATTATTGAAACTGAAAAAAAGAGAATTATTGAGCGAAGCGGTTGTTCATATTTAGAAGAATTGGTTGCGTGTATTCATATTATCCAATTAAAACTATTAACAGCAATGAGAGTTGGTCAAAAACAAAAGAAGATCGATATTAATATACCCAAATTAGATGACTTTATTCACAAGACATATGTTAATGTTGCTAGAAAAGTTTATAAGAATGTATATTTGTTTGAATTAAATTCACCTCCTTTGCAAGTGCAAAGACATAACAGAGAATTAGAAATTATTGTTCAAGAATGTATATTAAACGCTGTTAGAGAAAGTATTCCAGTTGAAAACATTTTAAGAGCATATATGGATGAAACAGTTGAAGAAGATGTTGTTGAAGAAATTAAAGAACAAATTATTGAAAAACCACAAGAAACAAAAGCAGAGACACAAGCTATATTTGAAGGAAAGGAGGGAAATGTTAGTTTAAAATTTAATGATATGGATTCTGTTATGACTAATAATGGTGAAGAGTTAATAAATGCTCCAAAAACCATTGAAAGACTAGAAGAGATTAGCACTTTAAGAAATATGCAAAGAAAGATGGAAGAAGAGGAAGACGATGAAAAATTAAAAATATCAGACGAGGAGGTTTCATTAGGTAATTTAGATGTTCATATAATTAATCCTCCGGAAGTAAAATTGGAGCCAGATCTCTTATTAGATGAAATTGAAATTTTAGCATAAATTATCCACTTTTAGAAAAAGTTGTAACGAAGTAAGAGAAAAACATAGTTTATATCAAGAAAACTGGAAATAAAAATTTAAGGAAAGGTTAGGAAAACGTAGTTTTCTGATATGCGTTATTAATAATTAAGAAATGTAAAAATATATTGTAATATGGATAATATATTTTTAGTAGCTGGAATTATTTCTGTTATATTTTTCATTGCAAAATTCTTGGAGATGCGATATATTGATAATGAACCAAAACCGCTCAAATTATTAATTAGAGATGCATTGGTAGTATATGTTAGTGTAGTAATTGGAAGTTTTATTTTGGATCAATTAAATCCAGTAATTAATGAAACTGTGGCTCCTGCGTGTCCATTAGCATTTACTGATAATCCTCCTTTTTAATAAATTAATTAAATATAGGCAACTAACAAAACATATTAATATTAGTTCGTATTAAAATAGGTCCATTGTGATCGGGATCATAAGTAGAATCATTATTTAAATATTCAAGCAAATATTTATATTTATATTTTTTTATTTCATCACATAACTTAATTTTCATTAATTTTTTACGACATATGGCGCACTTATTTAATTTCCTTAAACAAGAAATACAATATGAATGATGGCATTCTGTAATAACAAGTGTGTTATTTTCAAAACAAATAGGACACTCCATATGTAAATATATCATAATACATCTAAATTGTTTTAAATTTGACTCAGGTTTATTTAATATAATTTTATAAAACTTAATATTATTATATATTATGAGTAATCCCCCTATAATATATAAAAAATTTCATAAATATAAGCCTGTTGATGAATTTAAAGGAATCCAATGGTTTGCACTAGCAGATAATTATGGAACAGAATATGGAGATATAACAAAGGCTTATAAATTTAAAAGAGATCCAAAACTATTAAATATTGGAGATGCTGATGTAAGAGTTATGATAGAAAATGAAGTGCAAAAAGATGATCCTAAAATGGTGGAATATTGTCATCCCGATGAACAGTATTCAGGAACAAGAGCAAACACAAAATATCACAATATTTTAAAAGATATTTTTGGAGAAGAATATGATGGAACAATAATAGATCAGGAACAATTACACGGTAATGAGATATATCCTATTTCTGATTTAGAAGGGCCTAGCGAAATAGTTATTTGGAAAGATTATGATGACTTATTGGAAGAACAACAAAATAATGATATTGGAAAGGGAATCAATAAACTAAAAAAAACAAAAGATAAAAATAGAAGAAGAACTAAAAGACGAATAATAAAAAGAAGAAGAACAAAAAGAGTAACAAAAAGAGTAACAAGAAGAAAATAGATTATCTACCAGTCCAGACTTTAATAAATGGATACCTAAGTTTTTTATTTTTTAGATCATGAATATACTCATCAAAACTATAAACCTGGCAACGATATTTTGTTAAGATATCTCCAAAAAGAGAATTTATTTTTGTCAATTTGGGATATTCCTGACAGAATAGTGCTCCCATAACGCGTTCTAATGCACAACGATCACTACGATTGAGAACAACGTTAACCAAATTAGTTATTCTATATTTGTTTTCTAGATTTTCTAAAAAATCAAGTTTAATGTATGCTTGGCAACCAAAACATAAATTAAATTTATCATTGTTTAATCCAAGAATATTAACATCATTATTATTTAATTTTTTCATAATTCCATGATTGTTAGTTAGAGATGAAGCAATTCTTGTTATATTATATATATTTTCTTTGTCATACTTGTGATGCCATAATGGTAAAACATTTGCATTAAATAAATCAAACCGTATTTTCGAATGAACGAATAAACTATCATGTATAATTACCGCACTTGGAAACCACTTATGTTTTAAATAATAAACATATGGAAGTAATTCCCCTCTTCCTGGATACTCTGATTGAATGTAAGTCACATTAGAATAATCATGATCTGCTTTTATAAATTGTTGATTACTATTATCATCTATAAGAACAATTTGAATAAGAGGATAAAAAGTTCTAATGAGTTTTATACATTGATTCCAATATTTGTTAGTTTGTTCTGAGTTAACGTGCCGGGTAATAATAAATCCGTATTTTGACATATAATATTATTATAAAATATTATATTTCAATGTAAATTACTATTTTAGTAATATGATGGTAAATCATCTATATTTATAATAGTTTCAGTTTTAGGTATATTTTTAGGTGAAATAGCAAACTTACTAAATTCTTTACGTTCAAGCTGTTCCAAAGGAGTATGTTTATGAACATATCTGGCAATCATTTTATATAATTTGAAATCAGGATATCTCTCAACGCCATTATTTTTATATAATACATTAATGCCGTTATCATCAATACACCATTCTACAATAAGCTTTACCAATGGAGAACAATCATTAATATTCTTAATCATTTCAAAATCATCAACAACGTAATCAAAAATAGAACAAGCTAAACGACACAAATCGAAACTAAAATTAGGTTCTAAGCGAGGTTTTTTATCGTTAAAATATGGCTCTGTATTATACTGTGTAGCAGCATCTCCACCTGTTTGAAAACTATCACTACAAAATGTTTTTCCATTTAATTTATATATTGCTCTGCCAAAATCAATAATTTTATATATTTTTCCGAATGTTGGAACTTTATAAGTTTTTTTCTTAAAAGTGTAGTATAGAAATTTTCTGTTAGTTGGAACATACATTACGTTGTTGGTATGAAGATCATTATGTGTGAACAAAAACATTTTTTGATAAGTATTTAGAATCATAATTATTTGCATTAATGCAGAAAACCATTCTTCGTCTGACAATTCACCATTGATAATTAAATCATCGAATGTATTTTCACATTTTTCCATACAAATAACTTGAACAGGAAATTTTGGAAATGTTAAAATTAACGATTCCTCCTCGATGCTAGATTCACTCTCTTCATCTTCCCAGTCTTCGTTATCATCATTCTCGTTCTCATTCTCAGTTTCATTTTCAGTATCATCAACAATATCTGAACCAGAATCAATAGTTTCGCATTGTAATTTAGTATTATTTTTATTATCTTCGTCTTCCTCATCGTCTTCTGAATCGCTTAAATCATTATCATTAGTATGAGATGTTCTTGATGAACACGTTGATCCAGATTTAAGTGTTTCTGATTTTTTTTGATTGGTAACATCAAAATCGGATGAATTAGTAATATCAACTAAATCAACCCCCATAGTTTTTACATCATTCAATGAAAGAGGTTCATCGTCATTTTTAACAACATGTGTTTGTGGTTCAAATATATTTTCAAAGATAGAATCATCTATAGATTTTACGGATGCCAACGATTTTAAGCTAGAAGATATTCTTAGTGGTTGTAATGGTTTAGGTTCGCTATGTGTCATTAAGTGTGAATAATCGTCTACTTTAAATAATACATTTTGTTGTTTAACAAAAAAATCAGATTGAATTAAATAATCTAGATCATCAATAATGTTAATTTTATAATCGTTTTTGACGGCTAAAAATGAACCATAATAATCAAGACCATGGATGAAATTATGTTGATGTAATACTTTGCTAGATAAGAACGAAAAAAATCCATCAATAAATGAAGAATTATTAGGATCGGCTAATTTAGGATGAGCTTTAGTAGATTTATCAAATGATGGAAGATTAAATAATTCAGGATCATTGTGATTATATTTACCTACAACATATTTGAAAGGATCTAAAAGAGGAGCCATTTTAATGAAAACTTTTTGTGTTGTAGTCAAATCATCATCATCATTAATATTTTTAAGTTTGCACGTAAAAATATGTTCATTATCTTCATCTTTACTTTTTGTGTCCTTAATATCTGAAATAGCCCATTGATGATTTAAATTAATAGAATTCCAATTAGTGTTGTTAAGTGAAAAAAACCTATCATAGATAGGTATATAATTTTGAACAGTAGTCAAGTTAATGTGTTTGTTAGTTTGAAATTTGTTGAAGAGATTGTTATTTCTTCGTTTCTGATAGTTTACAGATATAGTCATTAGCTAATTAAAATATAAATTATAATTATATTTAACTTATTATTTTTACAAGTTATAAATAATCCTTAATGTTTTAGGAATATGAATAATTTCGTTTGAAGTAATTATTATATTTTTTAATCTTTATTATAGTAAAATGAATTTAGATTTAAAAAGATTTGATATGAAAAGTATTAGTTTTAAACCAAATGAGTCTAAAGGACCCGTTGTTGTTTTGATTGGACGTCGTGATACTGGTAAATCTTTTTTAGTAAGAGATCTATTGTATTATCATCAAGATATACCGATTGGAACAGTTATTTCAGGAACGGAAGAAGGTAACGGATTTTATGGAAAATTAGTTCCAAAGTTGTTTATACACAATGAGTATAATACAGCGATTATTGAAAATATTTTAAAGAGACAGCGTGGTGTATTGAAACAAATTAAAAAAGAAATGGAACAATTTAAACGCAGCACAATTGATCCGAGAACATTCGTAATTTTAGATGACTGCTTATATGATAACACGTGGGCGCGCGATAAGATGATGCGTCTCCTATTTATGAATGGACGTCACTGGAAAGTTATGTTACTCATAACTATGCAATATCCTTTAGGTATACCACCTACGCTCAGAACTAACATTGATTATGTCTTTATTTTGAGAGAACCGTATATTGCAAATAGAAAGCGTATTTATGAAAATTATGCTGGTATGTTTCCAACATTAGAATCATTTTGTCAGGTGATGGATCAATGCACAGAAAATTATGAGTGCTTGGTTATTAATAACAATGCAAAATCAAATAAAATACAAGATCAGGTGTTTTGGTATAAAGCCGATGCACATAATGACTTCAGATTGGGTTCAAAAGAATTTTGGGAATTATCTAAACAAATTAATGACGATGATGATGATGGGGATCAATATGATCCAAATAATGTGAAGAAAAGAGGTCAGGGACCTAAAATATCAGTTAAAAAGAGTAAATGGTAAATATAATTAATTTAATTAAAACTTAAAATTAATTATAAAAGTAGTTTATAATGAAGTTCTTGCAATGTTTAACAGTCGGTTTGTTATTTATTAACAAAAGTTATTCGTATACTAACAAACGCTTAATAAGTTTCAAAAAATTTGAATTATTAATGAAAAAGGATTCTGCAGAAAATAAATTATCAGTGCTTTATAAACCTAAAACTTATAATCAAGGCCAATACGTAAATGCTCTGAATAAAAAAGAAGATAGTATAACTGTTGTTATAGGACCTGCAGGAACAGGAAAAACATTAATGGCGTGTAATGCTGCTGTAAATTGCCTTAAAGAAAATAAAATCGATAAAATAATAATTACTAGGCCAGTAGTTCCAGTAGAAGAGGATATTGGTTTTTTACCCGGGTCAATGGCAAAAAAGATGGATCCGTGGACAAGACCAATTTTCGACATATTTGAAGAATATTATTCAAAGGCACAAGTAAATAATATGGTTTTAAATGGTCAAATAGAAATTTCTCCACTAGGGTATATGCGTGGTCGAACATTTAAAAATGCGTTTGTAATTGCAGATGAAATGCAGAATAGTAGTCCAAATCAAATGTATATGCTTTTAACAAGAATAGGAGAAAATAGTCGTATGGTAATAACAGGAGATCTAGAGCAAAGTGATAGATTTGAAAATAATGGTTTAAAAGATTTGATACAAAAATTAAAAGGTGTAGAAAATACAAAAAATATAATGTTAGTTGAATTGAATAACACAGATATACAAAGAAGTGAATTGGTGAGTCAAGTTGTAGCTCTTTATAATAAACAAATAACTAGCAATCAAATAACTAGCAAACAAATAACTAACAAAATCGAATATACAAATGAAATCAAACGTATAAATGAAACTAAATATGAATTTAAACGTGAAAAAAGAGGAGGTAATGATGATGCAGCAATGATACCGTTAAAAGATATGACTAGATTAGTAGATCTAACTACCAGAATAATATAAAAATCATAAATTATTAAATTTAATTTATGATTGTATTTTTAATTTTATTTAATCTTCTTTCTTAGAAGCAAATGGTCCTGATTTCAATTGACTCTGTCCATAATCAGTTTTTCCAACAACAACATTTTCACCATCAAAAAGTTCAGAACGGATATCAGCTACAGAAATAGTATCAGGTTCTTTAGCAGCAAAGGTGGTTTCAGTTGTATTATGACCAGCACCAACCAAATTACCTTCCTCATCGATATCCTGAGTAACAACATTGCCGTGTTTTTCAGCATTCTTCTTATTTTCATCAATAGCCTTTTGTTTAGTTTCCTTGATACGTTGTTCAAATGCACTTTTAGCAATAGTCTCATTCTTTTTCTTTTCTTGTGCAATTTGATTTAGTTCTTCTTCCAAATATTCGACGCGACCAGTCTTGTAAGCTTCAGGTTCCCAAGGAAGCCAAGTGCCGATAGGTCCAACAAAAACATCAAAACTAGGATCAGTTTCTCTCAAAAGTTTAGCACGTAATTCGGCTTCTTCTTGAGAAGCAAAGTTACCTCTAGCCTTGAAACCTCTAACAGAAGTCTGAAAATTATATTTAACATTAAATTTCTTTTCGAGTTCTTCTTCATCACGATCCAAGAAAGTCTTATAATCATCTTCAATAGATGAATTAATAATAGTTTCGCGTTCTTCCTTTACATAAGTTTCAAAATCCTTTATAACTTCGTCAAACTGTAATTTGTATTTGAAAGAAACAAAATTAAGGAATTGATGGAATTTTTCCATGGATTTATTCATTTCCCATTGCTTTAGGAATTCTTCAAAATAATACATTTCTCTTTGTTTTAGAGTTTTTTCAGGAGAGATGAAAGAAAAACATCCGAAATATTGTCCAGCGATAGGCTTATCAACCTCTAGTAAATCCACATATTTTGGGTTAGGAGTTCCATCTTTCTTTTCCTTTCTCTCAAATGCTTTTTTAGAAGCGTTAGTTTTACTCATTATATAATTTAGTAAATTATTGGTTTTAAGTTTTAATTTAATAAAATATTATTTTTTTCTTTTTATTTTATATAAAGATGGGTATGTTTGATGTTACCGAACTTATTAAGCGCATTATTAAGTATTTGATTGAGGGTTTAATGGTTGCAATTGCTGCTTTCGCAATTCCAAAGAGATCATTGAATCTTGAAGAAATTGCTTTAATTGCATTAACTGCTGCTGCAACTTTTGCTATTTTAGACACTTATATTCCTTCGATGGGTGTGACAGCTAGATCAGGCGCCGGTTTTGGTATTGGTGCAAATCTAGTTGGTTTCCCTGGAGGTCTATAAACTAACAAATTATCTAACAAATAACAAACTAATTAAATAATATATTTTAATCGAATTATAATATATTATGGTTAGACAGAAACGATATACTAAGCGACGAAGATCTCATAGAAGATCTTCAAGAAAAATGAGAGGTGGACTTGTTGAAACTGATAGACAAGTATTGACTGGTTTAGGATTTACAGACGAACAAATAAATTATTTATTTGCAAATAATCCTGATATGATGATAGAGTTTTTTCAAAACTCCATAAACCCGCCACTTGATGCATCTGGAAACCCTAGTAACCATTTTTTTACTGAAGCACAAACTCCAGATCAAATTATACATTCACTCCAACAAATTAATGATGATTATGATGGTAATAATTCAGAGGGAAACACAACACATGAAGCAATTTCATTTTATAGTTTAAACAATAGTTTAAATAGTAGTTTAAATAGTAGTTTAAATAATAATTTAAATAATGGGGCATTGGATATATCGGAAATAAGTGAAGATCCATTAAATGATGAATTAGATGTATCAGTCATAACAGGAAGTGAACAGAATACTTTATCAGAGGAATCAATTGATAATTCATTAGAACTAGGTGGAAAACGTAAATCAAAAAGAAGAACAACTAACAAAAGAAAAACAAAGAAATCAAAGACAAAGAAATCTAGAAAAACAAGAAAGAATAAAAAAAGAAAACATAGAGGTGGGGGTTTCACAACATCGGAAATGAATAATCCAATAGCATACAAGGAAGATGAATACGATCAATTTAAAAATGCCTTAAATTATAATCCATCTAAACAGTAGGAATAAACTCCCAATTCAATTCAACACACATTTTTTTCCATGTTTCATCTTGTTCGATAAGTTTTTCACGATCTTTCAATAAAGGAATATCGTGTAAAAAATGTGTTTCTTCGAGAAGTTCACAAAATTTAAAAAGCACATAATAATAATTCAAAAAGTTGACACGATAATCGGGACAAGTTTTAGCATATGGGGACTGGATCTCCATAAATAAATTACATAATGTATCTTCTAATTCAGGGCTAAAAACGGGAGGTTTAATTCCCAACTTATTTTTAATAAATGCAATGTGTTCATAATATTTATTAAAGCCAAGTTTCTTAAGTATTTCTTTTGTTTTGTGATGTGTTAGTTGTTCAAGCCCAATTCTTTCCTTTTTAATTTGTTGTTGAATTTGCTCAATGACATCATCAGGAATTTGAGTTGTTTCTTTACCTTGAAATTGTGCTAATATTTCTTTGAAATGATTAATCTTTTTATAAGCATAAAAACAAACTTCTTTTGGAGGTTCTTTATAACTAGGTTTTTCATTTTCAATTAAATAAGGTAAATTAACAGCACATATATTACAAATAAGAACACCTTCATCATCAAGTGGGATCATTTCTCCTTTATAGCAAATTTGACAAATATCGGTTTCTCTGACAAAGGAATTCATATCTAAGAAAGATTCATCAATATTACTTAAATATTTCTGAACAATATTTTTGTTTTTATTTTCAGTTATGTTTTTTTCATTTTCAGATTCATCTTGTTTAACCTTGAAAATATTAAAAAGTAATTGATTTTTAGATGTGACAAGTTTGTTAGTTTCCTCGACATTATTAATATTTTTTTTGTTTTCGAAATATTCAAAAATAAATTTAGAATTATCAAGAAAGTAATTATTTTTCTTGTCTTTTAATTCCTTGACTATTTCATTGATTTCTTTGATCCTATCCTTTATTTCCATCACTTGTTCAATAGGAAGACTAGTTTCGTTATGTAATTGTTGTTTAAGAGTATATCTTTCTTTTTTTAATTTAGGTATAGTATCAAATTCATCCTTGACAAATTCGTTTACAAACTCTTTATGTTTACCATCTAAAGTGGTAGAATACTTTTTACAAACTTTTATTTTTTTGGTAGCCTTTGGTTTAAATGATGGCATTAAAATCTATATACATATGATTTGTAGAAATATTTAATTAGTAATTTTCAAAATATATAAAAACATTTTTACATACTTGAAAAATTAAAACTATTCATTATTTGAATATTTCAAGTCATATAATATGAATGATGTTGTAATTTGATAGCTTTTAACTACCAAAAAAATTGAAACTCAAAACTCTCAATCTAAATTGGATATAACAAACAAGAATGAACGAAAATAAAATTTTCATTGACAACGCGATTTCTTATGCAACATCTCTGGTGGGGCTACCTTTCCGATGGTATAATCCTGATATCGATGCCTTTATAGGTAGTGATAAATTTTGGTGTTCAAATGATGTAGCGCCAACAGCAAAAGAGATACTTGATAGTGACAAATCTATTTGTTGTGCGGGGTTACCAAATCTAATGAGACGTTTTCAGGGATTTTGCGTGCCTGGATTGGATGATAGTATTCGAGGGAAATATTCAGAATATTATAAACAATTACCTGGCGGCACGGGTGCTTGGTTCCTATACTTATATCAAAATAGTCGATTGGAAAAATTTGATAAAAAGAGAAGATACCCACGAGGCACATTATTGATAGCGAGATTCAAAGACAATGAAAAAGACCAAGGACATCTTGCTGTAGTTTACAGCGATACAGATGAAGAAAAGACAATAAGAGAACAGCAGATTATACACTCAGTTCCTACCATTGATTTCAATGAAAAACACAAACATAAGAATCATGGTTCCGTTGTTATTGAACCTTTTATTGTTTCAGATAATAAGTTCAAGTGGGATAGATATAGTTATTATAAATGGGTTTGCTTTCCGGAAAATTGGTTAGCAATAAACTAAAAACAAAAAAAAATAAAATTGAAATTATTTAAATATAAAAGGAATAATATTATATAATTAAAGATGTTGAACTTGCTCGATAAGATGTTTATTAAGAGGTTTTGTTTGCCAGTTAACTCAGATATTGATTCATATGAAAATGGATCAATCAATATGGAATCGTGTTTGTGCGGTAACTATAATCACGTGGCGTGCGTCTTGAAAGGGAAAGGGCAATATGAAAAAGGCTAGAGTATTGAGTTTTGGTATGAATCAAATGGGTGATAGTTATGGTATAAAACCAGGAATACACGCGGAACAAGATGCTATAAATAAGCTTCAATCATTAAATAATAAAAAAAAATTAGAACCAATAAATCTATTGGTAATAAGATTATCATCAAAAAATAATTTACAGTCTAGTAAACCTTGTGCAAATTGTATAGAAAGTATGAAAATTTTACCAACAAAAAAAGGATATAAAATACAAAATATATATTATTCAGATGCTGGAGGAAATATAATAAAAACTAATCTAACTTGTCTAGATAACGAAGAGAAACACTATTCAAGATTTTATAAACAAAAAAATAAATAAAGTTACCATAAAGATAATAATGGAGGTTTAGATATGGAACAGTATAATAAGTTAAAAAAAGAAATAAAAACTGATAAGTAAATTTAAGAGATGGATATAGAAATAAAAATAGAAGACAAACAATTAGAAATAGATAAAATAAAATTCCAGAAAATGGTTTTTTTATTCAATGCTTTAGAGAATGGTTGGTCAATAAAAAAAAGGAAAGATTCATATATATTTACAAAAAACCATGAAGGTAAAAAAGAAGTATTTGATGAATCATATTTAGCTATATTTATGAAGGACAATACTGACATTAATAAAATATTATCGTAAAAATGTAGGCACAAACTTATAAAAATTTAATTAATTAAATAATCAATTAAATTAATTCCCAAAAAATTATTTTCTTTTAGGAATGTATAAAATGGGAGGCGGATTAATGCAACTCGTAGCTTACGGAGCTCAAGATGTTTACCTTACTGGTAATCCTCAAATTACTTTCTGGAAAGTGACATATCGTAGATATACTAACTTTGCCATCGAATCCATTGAACAAACATTCAATGGTCAAGCTGATTTTGGACGTCGTGTTCAATGCACAATCAGTAGAAACGGTGATCTTGCATACAGAACTTACTTGCAAGTCACTCTACCTGAAATCAATCAACTTATGGGTATCGCATCCTTCGCTGCTGGCGTTGGATCTGGTGTCTATGCTCGTTGGTTAGATTTCCCTGGTGAGCAATTGATTGCTCAGGTTGAGGTTGAAATTGGTGGTCAAAGAATCGATCGTCAATATGGTGACTGGATGCACATCTGGAACCAACTTACAATGACTGCTGAGCAAGAAGCAGGCTACTTCAAGATGATTGGTAACACCACTCAACTTACCTTCATCACTGATCCTTCTTTCTCTGAAGTTGATGGACCTTGTGACTCCTTGGCTCCTCGTCAAGTTTGTGCTCCTCGTAACGCACTTCCTGAAACTACCCTATACGTTCCTCTTCAATTCTGGTTTTGCACCAACCCTGGTCTTGCCCTTCCTTTGATTGCCCTTCAATACCACGAAGTCAAGATCAACCTTGATATCAGACCTATTGATGAGTGCTTGTGGGCTGTTACCACCCTTTCTTGCCAAAATCGTGATGATGGAAAGCAATACACTCCTGGACGACCTGTTCCTGCTGCTATTGCCTACAATCAATCTTTGGTAGCTGCTTCTCTTTACGTTGATTATGTCTTCTTAGATACTGATGAACGCCGAAGATTCGCCCAAAATCCTCACGAATACTTGATCACTCAGCTTCAATTCACTGGTGATGAATCAGTTGGTTCATCTAGTAACAAGATCAAGCTTAACTTCAACCACCCTGTCAAGGAGTTAATCTGGGTTGTCCAACCTGATCAAAACGTTGATTACTGTTCATCCCTTGTTTGTGATGCTCTTCTATTCAAGGTTCTTGGTGCTCAACCTTTCAACTACACTGATGCCATTGATGCTCTTCCTAACGCTATCCACGCTTTCGGAGGACCTGCCTCAATTGCCCAAGACTCTCGTGCTTACATTGATGCCCAAGGATTATTCCAAGACGCTGGTGCTCTAGATTACGATATTCCTGCTGGATTCACTGGATACTGGCACGGACCTTCCAATCCTTACAATGAGCCTAACTTTGGTGGAAAGGTTCCTGATTACAGTGGACTTTCTGGTTTGACTGATGTTGAAAAGGCAGCTCTTGTTGCTTTACAAAACGGTCCTCATCTTGAGAACTCAACTGTTTCTGATGCTGGAACATTTGTCCTTACTGAGATGTCTTTGGATATGCATTGTTGGGGCCAAAACCCTGTTGTCACCGCTAAGCTTCAACTTAACGGCCAAGATCGTTTCTCTGAGCGTGAAGGATCTTACTTCTCTTGGGTCCAACCTTACCAAGCCCACACCAGAAACCCTGATGAAGGTATTAACGTTTACTCTTTCGCTCTTCGCCCTGAGGAACACCAACCTTCCGGAACTTGCAACTTCTCTCGTATTGATAACGCCACTTTACAACTTGTTCTTTCCAACGCCACTGTTGAGGGAACCAAGACTGCTAAGGTCCGTGTCTATGCCACCAACTACAACGTCTTACGTATTATGAGTGGTATGGGAGGATTAGCATACTCAAATTAAGTAAACTGAATTATATTATTTCATTTAAAAATAACTTAAACAAAAATTCATATTATATATTATAGAATATGAATTATACACTTTCATATAATTTTGATTCACAATTGAATTGTGGAGTTATAAATTTTAATGATAAATATGTATTAATGGATTTTGAAGACTTATTTTCTATAATTAACTTTGATAAAAATTTTATACATTATTATCCTGATCAAAAATTATATCCTTATTATTTACGTCATAACCAAAAAATCACATATTTAGAGCATATTTTTAAGTATGACAGTTCAAATATTGAATATATTTTTAAAAATGGTAATAATTTTGATTTAAGACGAGAAAATCTTGTTATTCATCATATTTATCATAATAAAATAATACAAAACAATAATAATATTATTAATTACAATTTAGGTCATTATATTGAAAATGGTAAAGATGCATATGTTATGAAAAATCCATTATGGATAATTAAAGAAAATGATAAAGAATTTATATTAATGTATTGCGAAAAAGATACGATTTGTAAACTGTGTCCTACTAGTTACCAAAAAATTTTAGAGTATCAAAATAATAATAACGAAGGAAATAAAATTACATGGTTTAAATCCCAAAATGGTTATATAATGGGAAGTAATAATTTATATATTCATCAAATAATAACTGGATGCTATGGGAATGGCAAAGGAACTAACAATATTAGTGTAGACCATATAGATCAAGACCCATTAAATAATACATGGGGAAATTTAAGATTAGCTACTAGAAAAGAACAAGAACAAAATTCAAAAGGAATTAAAGAAGGAACAAAGAGAGAAAGAAAACATAATGCAAAAGATTTACCTGAAGGAATTACACAAGAAATGATGAAAAAATATGTTGTTTACTATCACGAGTGGTTAGATAAAGAACATACAAAAAAAAGAGAATTTTTTAAGGTTGAAAAACATCCAAAACTAGATAAATCTTGGATAACAACAAAATCAGAAAAGGTTTCTATACAAGAGAAATTGGACCAAGCTAATAAAGTTGTAACTGATTTAGAAAATGATATCTTTCCAGAACAAATAGAAACAATATTGCCAAAATATGTTTCTTTAGTTACAGTAAGAGAGAAACATCATTTAGTTTTTGAAAAAAGACTAGATGGAAAAAGATTGAATATAAAAATGGTTCTACCTGATGAGTATGAACTACAAGAACAATTGGAAAAAATAAACGAAAAAATTAAACAAAAATACGATGGTGAACACATATTATAATATATTTTATACCACTATATATTATGGTCGCAATACCTTTTATAAATAAAACTAAAAAAACAAAATTTAGAGGCACATTTCATTTAGATTCCACAGATTATGAATATACCTTCTATTTATTACCAATTACAAAACAAAAAGAATATAATGAAATTGTTAATTATTTCGGGAATCGAATGTTTAAAGGAAGTGTATGTTTAGAGGTGGATGAATCAGCAGTTGCAGATTACTTAGATAATGATGATGTTAGTGCGTTTATAATGGTTAACCCAGTTGGTATCGATAACGTAGCATCTGGAACATTACAAATTTATGATTGGTGTAATAATACATCTAGTGCCTCTTCTCCAAAATCACAACATATTGATGATGCTGATGTTTGGATAAATGATGTATGTAGAGTTTCTAATTCTGGAAATAGTGGAAATCCTTTAAAAGCATTATTTTATTTTATGGAACAATTAACTGTTCAAAATTTACATAAAAATAATATTAAACTTTATATTGATTCGGAACCAAATAATGTTGCCGTTCTTAAACCCAAATATGAATCGCTTGGATTTGTAGAGAATCTTAATCAAAATCCTGAAATTTGCCCTAATTGGGCAGGAACCGAAATAGTTATGGAAAAATCTGGATTATCAGAAGAAAATCATATTGATTTTTCATTTTTACGCGAAACTAGGGCTATTACTGCTAGATCTGCTAGATCTAAAACTACTGCTAAAGGAATAAAAAAAGGCAAAAAACATAAAAAAACACATAAACATAAGAGACATTACAAACGCAAATAATAGCTATATTTTTAATTAATTATAACTATTATGTAATCACTTTAATAAATTATTTTAACACTATTTACATTTAGAATAATTATGATAAAATATTTTATGAATATATATTATGAGTGTAAGTCCCAGTAATGAAATAATTGCCCCAACTATAAATTATGTTAAACTAAATTATAAGCAAAAATTTCCTATAAAAGAAGAAGTGGAAACAGTTAATGGAGTTACTATTACTCCTAATGGGGTGGCAAAAAATACGATTAAATTTAAAAGACTAGAAGATATGATTGTAATGTGTCTTAGTGCTTTTGTTCATGACTATGTTCATGATTACAATTTAGGAACTATGCACAACCGAGTTATCAAAGGAAATATTACAAGAACAAATCCAGATATTCCTAGTCTTTTTGAATCTTTGGGTATAAAAATTGGAAATAAAACTTTTAAAATTATTAGTTATAGTGTTGGAGGTCATAGAGATGTTAGTTTGTATGATGATTCTAAGTTTGAAGATGTGCCAATAGAACCAGGTGATAAACAAAATTTTATTAATTATTTGAATTCATATGAAACACCAATAGTGTCGAGAGGTGGACTAAGAACACCTATGATAAAATCAACTTTGATAAACCCAACAGAAGTTATAGCTATGCCCAATTTTGCAATTAAACCTAATCTAGGAGAAGGAACAGAAGAATCAATGTTCAAACAAGAAGACAAAGAACCAGAAGACGAAGATGGCGAGAAACCAGAAGATGAAGAACTGGAAGATGAAGAACCAGAAGATGAAGAACTGGAAGATGGTGAGAAACCAGAAGATCAACCTATTGTAGAAGATCAAACTATTGTAGAAGATAAATCTGTTATAGAAACAGGGGCTATATCAGAAGAATTTGTTAAACCAGTTATATTTACTGATGTAGAAGATATATTAGTTATTCCATCTATTCCAGATTTAGATTTTGGAATAATAGTTGATAAATTTGAAAAGAATGCAGATTTTTTAGCATTTCATTCTTCATTAAATACTTATGTTGTTACATATTTAGGTTACGAATCTGATGGAAATGATGATAAAGATAAAAATGTAATAATGAACAATGCAATACTATCGTCATTTAATTATATTATAAGTGATTTTGACGAGGCTACAAGAGAAAAGACATTAGATACATATACTTCAATATTTTATGCTGATATTTTTAGAATGTTACTATTATCGTATAAAACTATTACAAATAAAACAAACGAAGATTATAGGCAAAATGTATTAGATGTATTAAATTCGCCAGCTGTTTTGTATCAATTTATTATTTTTTATGTAAGTTATTTAAGTGTAGAAGATTATTCGGCGTTTGAAAAAATAAATAATTCTGGACAAGGAGGAGGGGCAGGAACACCTGATGGTGAAGATGGTGAAGACGGAGAAGAATTAGAAATGGTAGAAGGGGACGGGAATAGTGAAGATGGTTCATCATTATTACCTTCAACACAAAAACAAAAAACGCTAGTTCCAGAATATGTTTATATAACACACAACAATCTTTTAACAACTATTGCTCGTGGTATGTTTATTAAACTTGGAATATGGAAGAAGATATTTTTTCCTGATAGAATTCCAAGACCTGATGAATATATTTTTGGATTTGAACAAATAAATCAAATTACATATGATAAATTAGTAGAATTATATCCTATAGATCCGGAGTTAGGAAATAGAAACAATGAATTACTTATTCTAGAAATATTGATTTTGAAACGTTTACTTTTAGAAATGTCTCCATCAAAAACATTAACTTTTGGAGCTAAAATAGACGATGATCTTAAAAATTATATGGATGCATTCTATTATGATTATTTTATAAAAGATAGTGCGTTAAGTTATAAACCAGAAATACAAATAGAAGAGGATGTAACATTAAATCCAGTTGTTACAGATGAATACGAAAAAGAAGCAGAAGATTTGTTTGAAATGTGTGAAGAAGATTGTGAAAATGAATTTGGAAATGATGGTTCAGCTACATCTAATACATCAATGGGAGGTGCTAAAACTACTGATGAAGGTATAGAAATGATTAATTTGAAGCCTCCAGTCGAGTTGCCAGATGTTCCAGTCGAGTTGCCAGATGTTCCAGTCGAGTTACCAGAGGTTCCAGTTGAGTTACCAGAGGTTCCAGTTGAGTCTTCCACTGTTCCTAGTGATAAACCATTAGATAGTCCTGAAAAACAAGAATTTAAAAAACTAAGACCACCACCAATGCCAATATTATTTGATAAGCTAAAAAAAATGTATCAAAATAATATTTATACTATAAAACAATTACAAAGAAGTAAAATCGAACCTATTACAATTGAAGGAAAAACAGTTGATAATCTTTACGATTTGTTAAAACTAAATGAAACATTAGTTCATACAAAAGGAACAAATTTTAACATTTCTGCTCCAAAATTTAAATTTATTATAAATAATGCGGCAAATATTGGGTCAAATATAAATGGTTCAAAGTTATTTTATTTAAATAAATTTGCAGTAGCAATTAAAAATGCTGTCGATGAAGTAGACGATGCAAATAAAAATGATAAACTAACAGAGTATACTGCTTCTATTGAAAAAGAATTAGAGGAAAAATATAAAGATTTAAATGATAAAATAGTAGATCGTATTAAAGAGTTAACAGCAAAAAAACGTGCAAATACAATGACTATAAAAGAATTTTTGGAGCTTGAAGAAAAAACATTTGAAAGAAAAAAAATAGAAAGAGAAGAAATTACTCCATTAGAAAATAAATTATATTTAATAAAACTATTAAATACTGATCCATCTAGTTTTGAAGATTTTAAAACAAATTATAATAGGTGGTTTAAAGATAGTCAAGCTGTTTTTGGCTTATATCGTAATTTACAAAGAGGTATTTTTTGCCCAACATCTTCTATGATGGATGCAATGGATAATTGTTCTCTAAAATATAACACTACTGAACCAAAGGAGGTAGGAACATCATATTCAGAGATAATTTTTGAGGATAGTCAAAATAATGTAAAAATTTCGTTTGGGGGTGTTGTATTAAACTATAATCAAACAGTAAACGGAAATGAAGAACTTACTGCAAGACTATATTATGAATTAGTATGTAATAATGAATCAAATGGTCAAAATAATGACACAATGACATTATCTACATTAGGAATAAAAGTGTCAGAATCAAATGATCTTAAGGCACGAGTAGCATACCAAGGAGTAGTAAATAAAATAAAACAATTATATGACACTCCAATTCCTAATGAAACTATTGAAGAAGGTATTGAAGACATTCTTGAAGAAACCGTTGAAGACCCTATTGAAATAACTCCAGTTAAAAAGACAAAAAAGACACCACAACAAAGGGAAGCTGATAAACAAATAAGAGTAATAAAAGATATGTGGACTAATCTACAATATCAATATAACCCCAATAATTTTAACGCCTTATTATCCGCAACCGCATTGAAAACAATGGGAGATTACTTACAAGAATGTCAAGCGTGTTTTAAATGGGGTGGATATGTTAACACACCAGAAGCATTTCCAACAGGGTTAGAACCATCTTTTTTGGATACCATAAAAGATAAATTAATTTATAGGAGTGTTAGTCAAGGAGGAATTATAGTTCCATATGATGAAAGTGGAAACGCTCTAAGATTAGGTATACAGGGAGATAGGCCTTCAGGATTTCGTTCTATTTATATGCTTTTAAATGGAACAGAAGCTGTAAATGATCAAGCAATTACTGGCTATATGTTTACATCTTCAACTCAAAACCCATCAAGAACTTTGTTAGTATCTAGAAACATGAATACCACTAATGATAAAAGTTTACAAGGTAGTGTAATATTTGTAACTAGAGAGTTACAAACTCCAAAAAAAGAAGATTTATTAAAAGAATTAGAATTTTTAAATGTAAAAGATAAAATGAGAAAATTAGAAGGAATACAAGTGGAACCAGATATAACGGGCTCTACAATAGAGGGTTCGCCAGAGACCCAGAGAATTGAACTTAATAAAAATCCAAATACAAAAATACAGCCATTAAAGAACAGTTCTTATTCAGATTGGATTGATTATGAGACTCCTTTTATTCCAAAACAAGAAGCGGTAGAATTAGAGATTGAAGAAACTGATCGTGAAAGAGAATTGAGATTAAAAAGAGAAGAAAGGAATAAAAAAATAAGTCCAGAAGCGAAGGCTGAAAAAGATAGATTAAAAGCGGAAGAAAAGGCTGAAAAAGATAGATTAAAAGCTGAAGAAAAAATAAAAAAATCTTCTCCGGAATATATTGCAGAAGAAAAGGCTAGAAAAGATGAAGAAAAGGCTAGAAAAGCTGAAGAAGAAAAGGCTAAAAAGGAAGCAGCAAAATTAAAAGCTCAAGCAACTTCTGCAGAAAGAAAAAAACTGGAATCTAAAAAGAAAAAGCAAAAAGAAATGTATGGAGAAACGGAAGAGGGAAAAAATATACAAATTAGCATAAAAGAAAATAATGATCAAATAGAAAAATTGAAAACAGAAATAGAATCTATACCAAAACGAAAAATAAGTAAAGAAAATCAAGCGTTAATTAACTCTAAAAATGAAGAAATAACAAAATTAAAAGAAGCTATAGAAACATTAGAAACAGAATTTGAAAATAATGCTGCTGCTATTGAAATTGATCTAGGTGGAAATAATATAACTAAGTCTAATAAAAGAAACTACCAACATAAAAACACAAAAAAACAGACCAAGATCAAAAATAAACTAACAAAAAGAAACAAAAAGAGTTTTAAAACTCCCAAGAAAACAAGAAAAATATAAAATAAATTTAGCGTTATAAATATTTAAATAAAATATTTTAGTTAAGTATTATGAAATTGTTAGTTACTGGTTGCTGTGGATTTATAGGTTCAAACTTTGTAAACTATTATTTTAAAGAAAATAGTTCTGTGAAAATAATAAATTTAGATGCTATGTATTATTGTGCATCTGAAAACAATGTAGACGAAGATATAAGAAAATCTGATCGATATCAGTTAATTAAAGGTAATCTATGTTCATTTGATCTAATTTCCACTATATTAGAAATTTACCAAATTGATACTGTAATTCATTTCGCGGCCCAGTCCCATGTTCAAAATTCATTTGATGATTCTTTGCAATATACAAATGATAATGTGGTTGGAACCCATACTTTATTGGAAGCTTGTCGTAAATATGGAAAAATAGAGCGTTTTATTCATATTTCTACCGATGAAGTATATGGCGAATCTATGTTATCTGAAAATGAAGAAAAGAAACACGAAGGATCTGTGCTATGTCCTACAAATCCATATGCAGCCACAAAAGCAGCAGCAGAATTAATAGCTAAATCATATTATCATTCATTTAAAATGCCAATTATAATTACCCGTGGTAACAATGTATATGGCCCTAATCAATATCCTGAAAAATTGATACCAAGATTTATTCAACAGCTATTAAAAGGTGATCAAGTTACAATTCAAGGCGATGGTTCAAATGTAAGAGCATTTTTACATGTAAATGATGTATGCTCGGCTCTAAAATTGGTTTTAGAGAAGGGCCAAATAGGAGAAATATATAATATTGGAAGCGATGATGCTAGTGAATATACTGTTACACAAGTGGCAGAGATGCTAATTGAAAAAATAACAGGAACAAAAGATTACTATAGATGGATAAAATATATTGAAGACAGACCATTCAATGATAAACGATATTATATAAGCAATCAAAAAGTTAAGGATTTAGGCTGGTCAATTGATATAGACTTTGATAAGGGAATTGAAGAGTTAATTGAAACAATGAAAAAAAATATTTTATAAAAATGACTTAAAAATAAAATCTTATAATGTATTATAGTATGCAGATATTTATAAAAACTTTAACGGGCAAGACCATTACACTTGAAGTTGAACCAAGTGATAGTATTGAAAATGTTAAGCAAAAAATTCAAGACAAAGAAGGCATTCCCCCTGATCAACAACGTCTAATTTTTGCAGGAAAACAGCTAGAAGATGGTAGAACATTGAACGATTATAATATACAAAAAGAATCAACTTTGCATCTTGTACTTCGGCTTCGTGGAGGTGTTTCTAGATCATAAGACAATACATTTACATATTTTATAAGTAAAAAAATTTATTTATAAAATTTTACAATTTATTTACAAAGTTAAAATACTAAATTACTAATCATTGTGTTCCTCATTGACAGTCTCATCAAAATCGCCGTCAAAATCTTCAAGTTCTTCGTCTTCAAATACAGCATCTAAATCTTCTTCCGGTAGTTCTTCATATTCGACGCCATTCCATCTCACATTTTTACAATTAAACAACTTGTTCATATTAATAACTTCTGGTTTATCTTCAGATGCGAATCTAGTAAACAATGTAGTTACTTGACTATCATCTCTGAATCGAGCACTATATTCTTGCTGAATATTATTACGTCCAATTCGCCCTAAAGCCTGAATAATTTTTTCTTGAGTTAATCCAAGATCTTTACTTAAATAGCCGTGACAGAATTGATAGTTGGTTCCATAAATATAATCACTGTCTGCGATAATCAAATATAATTTTTGTTGATCTGCTAATTTTTTCATAATTTCTGTATATGCTATGCTTTTGTGTTCTGTGAAAACTCCGATTCCTAAGAGAAGCAATATTTTCCAACTGTCATCAACGTCTTTGAGCAACATTATAGCAATAATAGTTTCTTCATCAACATCACTTGTAAAAGCACCAGGTGAATTTAAACCGTGTGTCCATTTATTTAGGTGAGTAAGTCGATTAGGAATAAATAGATCATCTAATGATGCATTTTTTGCCATAGTTTTAAGCGTAGTAATCTCTTCTCGCAATTTAACCAATTTACCATCAGACGACTTTTCAATAATTTTGTTTGCGATCTTTGACTTGCCCTTTCCATCCTTTTTACCTTGTAATTTCTTAGCTTCCTTAGAATTATCTGCAGAACTTCCAGCCATTTTTGAAGCCAATCTGCTTTCTTCAAATTCTAACTCCTTTTCTATTTCATCAATTCTTATATTGATCTGATTATTATACTCAATTTTCTCCATAATATCTTTCATCACAACAGCAGGAATATTTGCTTGTTGAATACAGAATTTTGCAATTTTTTGTAGATCATTTGCAAGAAAGATTGTAGGTCCATCAGTCAATGTATAAGAATCTTTTGTAGTAACATATACGCCACAGCTTCCTTGAGGATCAGTATCAGCATTAGTTTGAGGAGTTTGAACACTAGCAATTCTGCTTATAGGTTCGCCTGATTTAGAACTAGATACACTGCTAGGACCATAACTGACAGATCTAGTAATGGCATTTCCTTTTACATCTACCGTATTATTATGTTTAATTCTCTTTGTTCGAGACAAATTGAAGTGATTATACACTATAGTCCAAGAACTAGGAATAATATTCTTTAACACCTTGAGATAATAAATTTTAATACTCTTCATATCAATATCATCTACTGATGCAAAGTTTCTCTCAAATTTGGATGCTCCCCGGTTGTGATTATTAGTTTCAACAAAATGAATGAAGTCAGAAGCTTCTTTCAAATCAAAATATCTTAACAAAGTCAAATTTTCTTCGCAATGTGTTACTACTTCAAGAACTTTACTATAATCATCGTATATGTAATGAGGCATAACAACATACCCATTATTATTAATCAATGGAATTGTTTTACGGCAATCGTGACTTACGATATTATTAATAATTGCATCAGGAAATTTTTCTTGGAAGTCAGCAACAGTCTGTGTAAGTTCGTGCATCTTTGGTAAAGTAGCGGAAGATAATACAACATTTGGAATGATGTTGTCTTTCCAGTTTTTTCTTATGACTTTATGTAGGTCGTGATTTTCATAATCCATTGTGATAGTTGGTTCATCCCAATATGTAATAATCTCTGAAGAATCGTTAAATGAAAGCATATAATACATTGATGACAAATACGATCTAATATCGCAAATAATGATTTCAACCTTTTCACCAACAGTGTTGTCTACTTTTCTAATTTGGCCACTGCGCCTGTCTCTAGTAAATTCCTTTGCAGCGAAATAATGTAATCTGACATCTTCAGCAGCAGAACATCCAAATGCAAATGCAATTCTTTTACCAACTGAAATAGCTGATCTTGCAAGAGCCAGCCCAACGTGTCTAGCAGCACACACAAATATAATTTTGTATTTTTCAGATAATCCCAATGGTGTCAAAGTTTTTCCAGTTCCAGTTGGAGCAATATAAAGAATTAATTTAGGTTTTGGGCTTCTTACGGCAGTATAAATTTCTTTTTGATGTTCATACAGAACTAGATCGCTGAATTTCAACAAATTTACATTTTTTTCAATAAATTCGACTGAATTTTGTGCAATATATAGCAAATCAACAGCAGCTTCAAAATTATTGATAAACGCATTAATTACTGCTTTTAAATAACTGTTTACCTTTTCTACATTATTGTGCATAAGTTTGCTGAGTGTATAATAGTAATACATCCATTTTTTATTATTTAGTTTTTTACATTGAACCATTTGCTCCAAATTACTATAAAGAATAAACTCATATATATTTGTGTTCTCCATATTAATCAATTCGCCATCAAGTCGTGAAAGACGAATTTGATCACCGCTTCTAAGACGAACAATTGAAGAAACATCAATGTAATGAATATTTTGAGCTGATACAACTGTTTCTTCAGAACCCTTATTACGCTTATTAGCAGGATTAGCACCAAACCGAATAAATGTGATGTTATTTTTTTGAACAAGTTCCTTTACCTTGTCAGCGAAGAATTTAACATACAGAAATTCTTCAATTTGAGTATTATATTCTATCTTTAGAAACGTAAAGATAGAATCAGTTTTATTAACCTTCAAATGAACGTTTGAAAATCCATTTGTTATTAATCGCAATATTTCATTTTCAGCCTTAGAAACGGGAATTTCAATAGAATCCCATTCAGACTTTGATAGCTTTCTTTGTTTAAGATCCATTGTTGGTTGTATACTAGTATAATATACGTAACCCTTTAAATTATTTTAATAAATCAATTTTATTTTAAAATTGAATTAAAAAAAAAGGATAAAAATGTTTATATACATTATTATACTATGTCAAACTGCAAGTTTGTTTCGATTGAAGGAAATATTGGTTCCGGTAAATCCACATTGTTGGAGAATTTAAGAAAGTATTATAATAATAATACGAATGTTATATTTCTAAAAGAGCCAGTTGATGAATGGGAGAAAATTAAAGATAGTCAAGGAAATACTATGTTGAAGAAATTTTATGCAGAGCAAGAGAAGTATTCATTTGCGTTTCAGATGATGGCATATATTTCAAGATTAAAAATTCTAAGAGATACTATTAAAGTTATATCACAAGATATTAATCAACAATATATTATCATCACCGAACGTAGTTTATATACAGATAAGCATGTGTTTGCAAAGATGTTACACGACCAAGGAAAAATAGAAGATGTTTGTTATCAAATTTATTTAAATTGGTTTGAAGAGTTTGCAAGTGATTTTCCAATTAACTATTCAGTATATGTAAAAACAGATCCAACAAAATGTTACGAAAGAATTCATAAAAGATCAAGAGATGGAGAAGATGTGATTCCATTGGCGTATTTACAAGATTGTCATAATTATCATGAAGAATTTCTGAATGAAAATACTGGAATTAAAAGTAAAAAGCGTGTATTGGATGGAAATGTAGATATTTACGAAAATGACAAAATTGTTGACAAATGGATAGAACAAATTAATGAATTTATTTATAATTAAACTTAATAATATTTGTATTTGTAAAATTATTATAAATTAATTTTGACAAGTATTTGATAGTTTCCAAGATAGGTCCTCTTTTTCAGGTGTTAAAGTGATTTTTCCATTTTTAAATATTCTTATTACATAAAGTCTCTCAAAATCTACATCATTCCAATCTGGTATTTGTACATCTTCTTTGTATAGTTGCATAATACTATCAATAAGTTGAGGAATATGTTTATGCTCCCATGCTACTATATACACTCCTGGCTCTGCTTCATATATCTTTTTTGAAAGCATTAATTCGTCAATGTTTTCATTCATATTAAAATGGATGTTAATTGCCATACCCATTCGTACAGCTAGAGGATCAATTGTTATAATTGGACGAAGATACCATGAATCGTTGTCACCATCTCCTGGGTCTTTAATATATACAGGTTCGGGAGCAAATATACCCTTAATATTATTACCATATCGCTGTAATAACATATCTGGTAGAGCTAATCCTCTATTTAAACCTTTACACGATAGTCCTCCCTTGGATTTATTTGCTTTTTTTTCTCCGTGTCTAATAACGACAATCGTTTTTGATATACTATTTAAAAATTTATTATGATAATATGAAGCAATTACATTATATAATATGTATGATAGTATTAATATGATTAATGTTAATATGACTAATATTAATGCGTTATAATTGTATTTTTTCATATTTTATATATTATAATGATAATATATAAAAATAAAATATTACTTTTTTTATGGAAGACAAATTACAAAAAAATTTTGTTGTAGAATGCCCTCATTGCAAAGATCCAGTATTAATTGAACAGCTAAATTGTTGTATTTTTCGCCACGGATCATTTAAAAATACTGGAAAGCAAATGGAACCACATACAGAAAAAGAATTATGTGATTTATATGTAAAAAAAGATATAATATTTGGTTGTGGTAAACCATTTCAAGTCATACCGAATGAAAACTCAAAAGATGATGATGATAAATTTATTGCCGTAATTTGTGATTATATTTAAAAACTGCTGGACAATTTACATATTTTTAGTTATGATTTTTCTAATTCTATCTTCTGTTTTTCTGAAATAAGACGACCTTCGCTTTTTCCATAAAGTTTATAATGTCTGGCTAAATCATATATGGAAAATTGTTTTAGATCTGAATTATTTTCTCTATAAAATGTTGCATCAAAGCCTGTATTTTCTACAAATTTTTGGAATTGCTTTTCTGAAACAAAACGCTCTTCTCCTTTGCCATAAACATTATAGTGATTTGCTAATTCATATATGGACATATGTTTTAGATCTGAATTATTTTCTCTATAAAATGTTGCATCAAAATCAAGAATATCTGATATATTAAAAAAATATGATGAATAATTAGACAATTTATTATTATTATCATCAAAATTATCAATATCTTTAATAAAATTAGTAACATATTTATCTATAAACCATTGTTGTAGTTCTTCCATTTGTTTTTTAGCTAAATGTATAGTATTTTCAGCAAATAATATTTCACTTTCTTCCATACCATAAGCAATTCCGTAAAGATCTACGTTGTTTTCAATTAAATAATCGTTTACTGCTGTCATTTTAAGCCAATCTTTTTTAGATACACCTTCCATTGGATGAACTACGCATATACAACCACACATTGGAGAAATTATAATTAAAAATGTAAGTGGATCATATGAGATAAACATACGATGATTATTGAATATATTGATATAGTCTTGTTGTGAATGTGCTCTTGTAATCTCAAATGAATCATCCGGATGAAAATTTTTTACTGATTGATGAATATAACTTTTTCTTTTTGTATAACATACACCTTCTCGATTAATATTCCAATTTTGTATTTCTTTATTTAAGTAAATTAGAGATAATTGTTTAAAATATATACCATTATCAATGAGTCCTATTTCAGAATTAAAAAAATATAATAATTCATTTTGGTTCCAAGTAAAATAACGTTCTTTTGGAACATTTTGTCCTAGTTTGCTTAACATCCACCTAATAATATACTTTGCTTTTAATGGGTTTCCTATAATTCCTTCACAATATATAACAATTGTATTTTCAATATCTATGTCTTCTTTGCAAATAAATTTATTAAATATGTTATTAATTCTATTGTTGTCAAATATATTACATATCATAACATTTATACCTAAATTATCTAATACACTAGCTAAATAATACTGAACTGTTGTTCCACCGTCAGCATTATTAAAAACTAAATGTGGAAATATTACTATATTTTTAGTCATTATTATTAATAAATAATTTATACAATTAAATTTAAATTGTTTATTAATGATAGTATTAATAAACAATTTACATCGACCGAAAAGAATAATGAGACAAATCTAACAGTTATCAATGCATTGACTAGAACAACAAACCATATCACAACCGCGCAAAGACCAAATATGTTTAATAATAATTTTATTGCAACCTTCGCAATAAGGAGTATTACGAATATCTTCTAAAACCCATCTCAGTTTTTCTCTATGTTCTGGGTTGTATTCATAAATATGAATTACTAATTCGTATGGTAATTTATAAATTAAATCCATAATCACTTTAATTTACAATGAAAAATTGATTGTAAATTAAATCAATTTTTATTTTTATATCATTTTTTTCTTAGGCTGTATTTTAAAACTTAAAGTCAATCACAACTGGATAATGATCTGAATCCCATTTACCACAATATTCTTTGTAACCGTGATATATATAAGCATTAACAATTTTTTTATCAATTTTAGAAGTGACTAGCACGTGATCTATCATTGAGAAATCTTTTTGAGAGCTTGTATTACAGTTATTATCAGAATCCCACCAATCACTATATCTTTCAGTTTGACCAATTCTGTAAGCAACATTTGTTAGTGTATATGTCCCTTTCAATTGTCCATCTAGCCCTTTCATAATATCCAATACTCTTGAAGTGGGTTTATCAGAATTTAAGTCTAATATTTCTGCATCATAGTCATTCATATCTCCAAGTAATATAACTTCATAACTTTTTTGAATATATGAACTAACAATATTTTGTAAAACTTGGGCTTGAGCCTCTCTTTGAACACATCTCGATGGTTCGGTTGGAATAGCTAATAAATGTGCACCAATCATTGCTACATTCATTCCTCCTAAAGCAAACTCGGTAATGTAATGTTTTGATACTCCAGATGTTCCACTGGCAGTAGTAGTTCCACATTTAGTTCCAGAAATAGGATATGCTATTTTCTCTTCACTACGATATAAACTTACAAGTGGATCAATTCGTGTCAACATTCCTACATTTTGACCAGTTCCAGTATCAGTTCCTTTCTTTAAATATGGATTATAAGTAGAATCTAATTGATCCTTTAATATATTCAATTCATCACACCCCTCAACTTCACAAAAATTAATAATATCGGGTTGTAAATTCTTTACTGCATTGGCTACATATGATAAATGAGTTTGTGCATCATCGACGCTATGCCAAGTGCACCCATCACCAGGACAATCCATCCCAGAATAGTAATCAATAAAAAGCCACTCAACATTATATTGAACCAAACGTAATGAATTTTTGTCTTTTCTCCTATCTCCAAATGAAGAAACTATAGGACATTCAGTATCTCCTTTTATGAAGGGAGAAAAAGAAAGACAAACCGTCAAAAACAATGCTAGTAAACTTGTAGGGTTCATTATACTATATGTATATAATATAATTGAAATATATTTAAACAATTATATTATATTATATACTAAAATAAGCATGCTACCCAAAATTAACACAAAAAATAGTAAGAAAGACGCCAAAATATTTCCCACATTGGATTATGTTCTAAGATTTGATGGTTGTAGTAGGGGAAACCCAGGACAATCTGGTTGTGGAGCTGTAATTTATCACGATAATGATGAAATTTGGGCTGGAGATTTTTATGTTGGTTCAAATGCAACAAATAATCACGCTGAATATGCTGGGTTAATTCTTGGACTTCAACAAGCATTAGAAATGAATATAGAAACATTAACAGTTGAAGGCGATAGTCTATTGGTGATACAACAAATGAATAAAATTTATAAATGTAAATCGCCAAATTTATTTGAATTATATAAAAAATCCAATGAATTAGCAGATAAATTTAAAATAATACATTTTAATCATATTTATCGTAATCTAAATAAAAGAGCAGATCAATTGTCAAATATAGCAGTAGATAAAGAAATGAATAATGTAGTGGTAAAAATGGATTCAGAATTAGATTTAGAAGAAGATACTGAAATAATTTAATTTTCAAGTAAAGCAATATTGAGTAACTGACATGGTTTATATTTTAATAAATCTAATTCTTTTTTAGTGGTTGGAAATAAGTCTTTGCCGTAAATATCTTGTAATAACAGCCATTCAAACATCCCTCCTGTGTATACAAAAATATTATAAAACCCTAAAGTTAGGAGCTGTTGATATTTTTTTTGTATAGTTTCATCATTACAATTTTTCCCATAAACGATAATTCTAATACTTTTATTTTCCTTCATATATTTATTAATAATCAATTCCTCCTCTTCAGCAACAGTTGTATTTACAATTAAACATTTTTGATCAGATGGAGATAGAGTGTTTATTATTAAATATACTTCTGGATTTTTTACAACAGTTTGCATATCTTCGTAATTAATTTTTTTCATAGATTGAGTGTTTCCCATATTAATTTATAAAACTAAATTTTTAATTATATATCAACTTATAATTAATTTTTTAATAACTTGTAAAAATCTCCGTTGTAATAATGAAAACTTAAGAAACTTATCAATCCAAAAATAACATCAACTAACAAATATATCCACGCAGATTTGTTACCAATAATTGCATTATATGCAAATAAAAAGTATAATAACCCATGTATTGGTCTTAAATCATTCCACCATATTTTGGATCCAAATACTTCAGCCCCTGTTTGTCTTGAGCCTGTAAAATAAATATAAAAAAATCCGATAGCAGGTAAAAGAGATAAATATCCCAAATATTTTAAATAGGTTGTATTAGAAATTATTGCTAAGTATACAAATAGAGATCTAGTTCCTATACAACCGATTAAAAATAATAAAAACCGTTTTTGTATTGTATTCATTTATAGAATAAATAAATATAATTAATTAAATTGGACTACAATTTCAACCTTTTCTTTTTTTATGCTCTTAGTAGCGGAGATTGATAATTCCTCGCGTTTCTTTCTAGTTTTGGAGTTGTCAACAATTAATTCTTTTCGTTTTGATGTGCTATTACGACTATTCATATCCTTTTCAATTGTATCATAATTTTGTTCGATATAATCAATAACTTTATTTTCAAGAGCCCATTTAAAAAAATTTAGTTGACCAATAGTGGTTTCAATAAATTTGCCCTTAGTATAAGGTATACTAATGCGTTCCCAACGACAAAAAGGATCAAAACGTTTTTTAGAATAAGCCTTTAATTTAAGCTTGTAATCATCATATACTTTAAAACGACGTGCAATATTATCAATAGTTTGTTCAATTGTATACAAGGTATAATATTTTTTAGCATAGTTGGTTGCAAACCAATCAACAATTCTAAGAGATATTTTAGATTCACCAGTGATAATTCTAAGCATTTTATCTAGATTGTTATTTGGATTGTATAAACCATTTATGTCGGTTTCATAGAAATTCATCAGATTCTTTAGTAATAAATCATTTTGAGTTGTATAACTAGAGTTGTTCATTATTTAAGTTTTCAAACAATTTATTTAAGTAGTTATCTCTTAAATATTTAATTTTTATTTAATTTAACGAATTTTAAAATCTTCATTAATATTATAATATGGCTTCATTCATGAATAATTATTTTGGTCCTCTACCAAGAGAATACTGCGTTTATTTCTATATTTTATCTATTATTTTTGGGTTGATCTTTGCATTTAGCGCTGTTTCAATAGCATATTTTATGGTAATGCATTTTAAAAAAATAAATACAATGTTTGTTATTAATTCCTTAATGGTTTTATTCAATACATTTTTGGCTTATATTGCCAATAGATTACTTCATACTATGTGTGTAAAGAGTATCTAAATTTATTACTTGTTAATAACTTGTTAATAACTTGTTAATAACTTGTTAAGGCATATACTATATTTTTTATAGTATATGACACCTGTATAAATAATTTTATTATTACTGTTCCTCTTTATTCGTCTCTTTTTCTCTTCCCTGTGTAGTATTAATTGGTTTCAAAAACATATCACGTGTTACAATATCATTAACATAACTTGTCTGTAAAAATGGATTGAAACCTCTTTGTGCTAACATTTCACGATCGGCCATTTTTGTATCAATATCTTCGCGTCTAGTTCCACTAGAGTTCTGATTTCTTGAAAACATTGAGTTAGTTATATTAATTAAATCTGAATCTTGGTTTAAAAGGGATTCTTGGTTTAAAAGTGAATCCTGGTTAAAAAATGAGTCATCTGCTAAAGATTGATTGATTGCATTTTGTTGAGAATCATACTCATAGCTAGGATCTGTATTAGTTTGTTCTTTTTTTTCTGGTCTAGCGCTCTTATAATAAGGCTCTCCTGTGCTCCATTTCCATGATTTCATTATTATAATACGTATTTTTAAATATTGGCTCAAAGAACTTAAATACCTTCTCTAACTATAACCATATTTTTAGTAAACATAAATGCATCTTTGTTAGTTCTTCTTCTTTTTAAATTACATTCTAAACAAGCAATAACTAAGTTACCAGTGTTATGTCCTATATCATTATTAACTCTATCGAGAGTCCATTGTTTCATTTCACGAACTCTTTCATATAAAATAAACACTTGCTCCGAACAATAATGACATTTCATTTCACATTTTTTTAACAGATCAACCACTTCTTCAAATTTAACAATTTTTGATTCGTCTAATTTTTTCTTAAAAACATCTTGTTGCTTATATCCAGAGATTTTTGTTTTAATGTGTGTTGATAACATTGAATTATATTTATCTTTTTCTAATGTATTATCTAGTATATTTTGTAAAATATTAATCTGAGTTTGATGAGACAATTCCTCTTCATTTAATCCCCAAGTTTTTGTCTCTACTCTCATTTTTTTCTCTTTTTCCAAAAATATTTTTTTAGAATATCTATTTTTTGATAGTTCATCGATAATAATTATTTTTTTAGAGTCAGTAGTATTTTCTGTATTACTCATCAGCCTTATAGCCTATATAAACAAAAAAGACTTTAATATAAAACCAATATAGAAATTAAATTCCATATAAATGATTTAATATTAATATTATATAAAAAAGTGAGTTAAACTCTATTTAACATATAATAATATAAATGAGCAAAGAAACTCAACAAAGTGATTGTAACGAATTAAAAACATTAAAATATAAATCTATGATTTTAAATGGTGTTCCATGGCCAGAAAGCAAATCGTCAACTGATCTTGCTAATTTAGATAAATTTCTTGAAAATGAAAAAATAACAAATTCTAATGAGCCTTGGAGCAAATTAGATAAAACCGCTAAAATTAAAAAGTTGTCTATTTTTGCTGAAAATTACAAGAATAACAATAATCTATCGGAAGACGAATATCAAGAGTTAGTTTCCTTTTTTAGAGACTGTTTGGATAAAAAGAAATTACAAAGAGTAAAAGATGTTAATTATAATAAAGAAACTGGGGAAATTAAAGATATACCAGCATTACATTTCAATAAACCAACAAATCATTTTACATTGAAAAATATTGATAAGAGAGTTTCTACTTTAAGAGGCCTTACTCCTAAGAAAAAACAAGGGACTGCTAAAAATATTAAAGGTAATGATTCTGACTCTGAAAATGATTAAAATATTTTATTTCAAGTTAATCAGTATAATAATTTGAAATAAAATTGAATTTGGTATAGATATAAAAACAAACGTATATATTATATAACACAATGACAGAATTAGTAAATACAGAGTTAATAGACATAACTGATCAGATTGTTCCAGAAGAAGACCCTAAATTCTTTAATGATGAAGAATCACTAGAAATATACCAAACTTGTATTCATCTAATGGAAGAATTTATGAAAGATAACCCCAAATTAATTTCTGAACCAGATTTTGATGACACGTTTGATGAAAATATTCAAGAACTAATGCATTCCCATTTTGATTTTGATATATTTTATACAGAAGAAGCGCAGGATGAAATGGAAGAAATTATAGATCACGCGAAAAATGATTTCTTTAAAGAGCAAATACCGCCTAGATCTTATCCCGATACTATTATTTTAGAGGAACCCGATCACGAATATGTTAAAGAGCAATTGGATATTCTAAGAAATAAACCTCAACCAGCTCAAAGAACAAAAGAGTGGTATGAGTTTCGTCATAATTTAATAACTGCTTCAAATGCATATAAAGCATTTGAAAATTTAACAACACAAAATCAACTTATTTATGAAAAGTGTCAGCCATTAAATCAAAGTTTGTATATAGATGGGGATGAAAATGATGAACAAGAAGATATAAAAGATATAGACGATACAAAAAATATAAAAGATATAAAAGAAGTTGTAATGGTAAATACTAATACGACTTTACATTGGGGTCAAAAATATGAACCTCTCTCGGTAAAATTTTATGAACATATATATGATACGAAGATAGAAGATTTTGGATGTATACAACACGAAACCTATATGTTTATTGGAGCTTCTCCTGATGGAATTAATGTTGATCCAGAATCTAAACGATATGGTCGTATGTTAGAAATTAAAAATATTGTTAATCGTGAAATTGATGGAATTCCAAAGAAGGAGTATTGGATTCAAATGCAGCTCCAAATGGAAGTTTGTGATCTTGATGAATGTGACTTTTTAGAAACAAAATTTACTGAATATCCTGATTACAATACATATATTAATGATACTTTAGACGAGATTTATGAAGATGAGGATGGTATTGAATTTCAAAATGTATGTTTATCAAAAGGGAATAAAATGAAGGGTCAGATTATTCACTTTCATACAAAAGAAGGTAAACCATTTTATCTTTATAAACCATTAGATGTAATTCATCCAGACGATATCACAAATTGGCAAGAAAAGGCGGTTGAATATTATCAGAACAATCCAGAGTTTAAATATACATATATGAAAACAATATATTGGAAATTAGAACACGTTAGCTGTGTATTGGTTTGTAGAAATAGACAATGGTTTAAAGATAATGTAAATGATCTAAAAGAACTGTGGACAATAGTTGAGAAAGAAAGGGTTAGCGGTTATGAGCATAGAGCTCCTAATCGTAAACAAAAAAGAGAAAATAGTATTGATCTACCCACAAAATCTTCTGGAGGTTGTTTACTACAATTTAATAAAGAGACTGGAAAGATAACTGTTATTAAAAGAGAAGCAGATGATTCTAAATTAATTATACCTGATCTAAAAGATATTAATTTAAATTTTTAATACAAAATGTTTTCATTTGTAGGAATAGAATAATATAATTGGTTTGGTTCTGTTCTATAATATCCTACACGAGCACCGGGGCCTTCTTGTGCTGGAGGTAATGGATAAACTTCATTACGTTTATTTTTTATACTATGATATAAAGCGCCGCAAAATTCTGATCTTGAACAGGTTCCATCATCTGGATTATATCTGTAACGTAAGTTGTTAGTTACTTGTTTAAATGATGGTAATGAAAATATAGGATAATGCCACCATATTGTGCTAGCACTATCATTTGAAACTTCATTTTTTCCTATAAGCGGATAATCATTTAAAATTGCTTTATCAACTGATGAAGGATATATTCCTTCAGTTGTTGCAAAATATCTTGGTTTAAATCCTTCTATTCTTCTTATTAAAGGAGCTAAATATAGGGATACTGCTATTATTAATATTAAAAAAATAAAACTTCCTATAAAAGTATTTGACATTATATAATATACTGCGATATAATTTGTTTTATAATATTTTTATACTTATTTAATTATTTAGATTTATCTTTTAAAAAGTTTTAAAATCTAAATAATTAAACTTTTGTGAAACTAACTTAAAATTAAACTAACATAATTTAGTATATAATGGAATCGAATGATATGCGTGTTGCAAAAAGAAATGGCGAATTGGAAGAAATCGCATTTGATAAAATTCTCACAAGAATCAAAAAATTAGGAGCAGAAGCAAACATTCATATAAACTATCAACAATTAGTTATGAAAGTCATTGATCAGTTATACGACACAATCTCTACTACTAAAATTGATGAATTGGCTGCTGAACAATGTGCAGCGCTTTCAACCTTAAATCCTGATTATGGAACTCTAGCTGGACGTATTATTGTTTCTAATCATCAAAAAAATACTGAACCAGATTTTTCAAATGTTATGTCTAATCTTTATAATTTTAATGATATTCATAATAATAAGAAACCTTTGGTGTCTGAAGAATTAAATGCATTTGTAAATAAATATTCTGAACAACTAAATTTTATCATTGAACATGATAGAGATTATTTAATTGATTATTTTGGTTTCAAGACTTTAGAAAGAGCCTATTTATTCAAAATAGGAAACAAGGTAGTCGAACGTCCTCAACATATGTGGATGCGTGTTGCGGTTGGTATTCACGGTGATTTAAATTTCCCTGATCAAGAAGAATGTCTAAGACTTATTAAAGAAACATATGATTTGATGTCTCAAAAATTCTTTACTCACGCTACGCCTACATTATTTAATGCAGGAACTCCAAGACCACAAATGAGTTCTTGTTATTTATTGTCAATGGAAGAAGATAGTATTGAAGGTATTTTTAATACATTAAAGGATTGTGCTAAAATTTCTAAATGGGCTGGTGGTATTGGGTTACATGTTCATAATATTAGAGCTAAGGGAAGTCATATTCAAGGAACTAATGGAAATTCAAATGGTTTAGTTCCAATGTTACGTGTGTTTAATAATACTGCACGCTATGTTGATCAAGGAGGTGGAAAAAGAAGTGGTTCATTTGCTATTTATTTGGAACCATGGCACGCAGATATTTTCGAATTTCTAGAAATGCGTAAAAATCATGGAGATGAAGAGCTAAAGGGTCGTGATCTATTTTATGCTCTTTGGGTTTCTGATTTATTTATGGAAAGAGTCAAAGAAAAGAGCGGCAAATGGTCATTATTTTGTCCCCACGAATGTCCCGGTCTAAGTGATGTATATGGAGAAGAATTTAAAAATCTATATGAAAATTATGAACAGGAAGGAAGGGCTAGAAAAACAATTAATGCAAGAGATTTATGGTTTGCAATTCTAGATGCTCAAATGGAAACCGGAACTCCATATTTACTTTATAAAGATGCTGCAAACCAAAAATCAAATCAGAAAAATATTGGAACTATTAAATCGTCCAATTTATGTTGTGAAATTATGGAATACTCTGATGATAAAGAGACTGCTGTTTGTAACTTAGCTTCTATTGGATTACCATCTTTTGTTGATCCAATTAAAAAATCATTCGATTATGATAAGCTTCACGAAGTTACAAAAGTAGTAACAAATAACTTGAATCGTGTTATCGATATTAATTTTTATCCAACAGACAAAACCAAGAGAAGTAATATGAGACACAGACCGATTGGCATTGGGGTACAAGGTTTGGCAGATATGTTTATTTTAATGGATATTCCATTTCATTCAGATGAGGCCAAAGAAGTAAATAAATTGGTTTTTGAAACTATTTATCACGCCGCTTTAGAAAAGAGTAATGAAATTTCTATAGAACGAGCTAATAAAATTACATATACAAGTTACAAAGATGGATTTCAAATTTTAGAGTTTATTGACGAAAATGAATACAGTGTTTTAAAACGTGAAAATAAAGAATTGTTAGGGGCATATAGTTCATTTGAAGGATCACCTGCGTCACAAGGTATTCTTCAATTTGATCTTTGGTCAACAACTCCTTCAGATCGTTATGATTGGGATTTTCTTAAAGAAATGATAATTAATTATGGTCTAAGAAACTCATTGTTGGTTGCTCCTATGCCTACTGCTTCTACATCACAGATTCTCGGGTTTAATGAATGTTTTGAACCTTTTACAAGTAATCTATATTCAAGAAGAACATTAGCTGGTGAGTTTGTGGTTGTCAATAAATATTTAATGAAAGAACTTATTGAATTGGGCTTATGGAATGAACAAATCAAAAATAATATTATTGCTAATAAGGGTTCAGTTCAACAACTAACAGTGTTACCTGATCATATTCGTGATAAATACAAGATTGTTTGGGAAATTCCAATGAAACATTTAATCGATATGGCTGCAGATAGAGGTGCCTTTATTTGTCAAAGTCAAAGTCTAAATTTATGGATGGAGGAACCAGTTTACAGTAAACTAACATCTATGCACTTTTATGCGTGGGAAAAGGGATTGAAAACTGGTATTTATTATTTGAGACGCAAGGCAAAACATCAGGCTCAACAGTTTACAATTGAGCCAGATGCTAAAGAAAAGGGTGATGAACAGGAGGAAATATGTGAAATGTGTTCAGCTTAGAATTATTTTCTAGATTTTCTGGTCTTTCTAGATTTTTTAGACTTTCTGGATCTTCTGGACTTTCTAGATTTTTTAGATTTTCTAGATCTTTTTTTTTTAGAACCCCCGTGTTGACTACTACTATCTTTCATTGTAGCTGTTAAAACAGCAGCATCTATTGGAGGACATATAGTTAATCCCGGAGACCCAACTCCAGAAGGCTCAACTCCTTCTGGAGTAAATTCATTAATAATTCTAACTATTGGGTTAATTGGTGTAATATCTTTAAGTATCAAATATACATCAGGTTCACCCACGCCACAAACAGGAACATCTTGAGTATTTTCTGTAAATTCAATTCCTTGGAACCATAGACGGTAAAATACTCTTAAACAAGCGACAACATCAATTAACGCGTTATGTAAAGCAGTTTCTTTGGGGGCATATCCAAACATTCTAAAATATGCTTCATTTAATTTAGGAGTTTTAAAAATAGGAGGATTTTTGTTACGATTATAAGTTTGAAATATCTTAACTAAATTTGTTGATTTACAAGCAGTGCAATAAATTTTATTAGAACTTTTTGCGGAAATTATTTCTTCTAATATTTCTGGTTTATTATTTCTAGTGCATTCTGCTAATAACATATTAATGTCATAATTCACGTTATGTCCAGTTACTACATTAGCTTCCCTAAAAAATGTCATAAATTCTTCTAATGCGTCTTTTACATCTACTCTAGTTGCTTCTAGTCCAGCTCTAATTGCTGTTCTTGTAATTGGATGAGTTGATAAACTAGTTAGGTATTCCTCTGTTGTAAATTGTGGTGGCATTTCTACGTAAACATCTTTAACAGTTGTTTCATTTGTATCCATATCAAACATTATGTAACTTAACTGAACTATATAAGGCCACGTTTCTTTATATTCTTTCCATAAAAGAGGATTTGCTTCTAATGCCCTTTCTTCTGCTCTTTTTGCTTCTCTAATTGGTTTCATTCTAGCATTATACTTATAAGAGGTTTCTCCTTCTTCATACGGATAATCTTTTGCCATTACTTGAAATGGGGGTAATCCAGTTGTCTCGGTATCAAAAACAAGTACTTTTACCATTTATATAATAAGATAAAAAATTATTATATAAAATACACGTATAAATAGTATATGGTTCATATTTACGCAAATTCTTTACAGATTCCGAATGTTTTTCTATGCCATTTAGTAATACCGTGTTCTTTAATACCGTCCATATGTTTTTTAGATCCATAGCCTTTATTTGAATCTATTCCATAATGTTCAATCAATTCGGGATTTAAAACGCATAGCTCATCAATATATTTATCTCTTTCAACTTTTGCAAGTATAGAAGCAGCGGCAATAGATGTATATTTATTATCACCGCCTTCAACCATTTTATATTTAATTGTTTCTAATTTTGTTTTTGCTTTATTAAGGGTTGTATAAGGTTTAAAGTAATTACCATCAACTAACAATAATATTTTATCTAGATGTAAGTCTGGTATTTTTGTTAACACAGTTTTAATTCCTTTATGCATAGCAGATTGTGTAGCTTGTAAAATGTTAATCTCGTCTATAGTTTGTTCGTCTTCATACTCTACAGCCCAAGCAATGGCATTTTCTTTTATATATTCAGCAACTTGTTCTATCTTCTTTTTACTATGAAATTTTTTACTGTCCTTCATTTGAGAATGATCAAAGCTGTCGTCTTTAGGTAAAACAACAACGCCTGCGTATACTCTACCAAACATAGGTCCTCGTCCTGCTTCATCTATTCCCACTTCTATTATGCTGATATTTTCATCAAAATATGTTTTTAATGGTTGTTGGACATTTCTTTTTTTCTTTTCTTTGATAACAATTGGTTTTTCAGTAATTGTTTTCCTTTTAGAGACAGGTGTAATATCAAATACTTCCTCGTTTTCTTCATCAAGTTCATCATCATCATCAATAATTACAGCACTAACCCAGTCGTTGTTTTTCTTTCCAGACATCTTT